TACAATCTAACGAACATGTGACAATTGATCACAACTTTGTGTTAGAACCGTTCCTTGAAATCAAGGGAAGGTCTAAGAGTAAGTTTAGAGTGGAATACATCGATGAGGAAGGTGTGTGTCATTACAGAAATACAATAGGTGCGCAGAATTGGATTAAGCTAAATAGGAGGTGGTACACTAAGTGGACCATTAAGATATGGAAAGATGATGAGCCCTATTATGAATACACTCTAGACTACGCAGGTAAGCGTGTATACATAGCGTTTGACAGTAAGTCATTAGGAGATACAATAGCATGGATGCCTTATGTGCTAGAGTTTAAGAAGAAGCACAATTGCCATGTAATAGTGAGCACGTTTAAGAACTTCCTCTTTGAGGATGTCTATCCAGAGCTTGAGTTTATCAATCCTGGTCAGAAGGCTGAGGGCATCCTTGGGATGTACAGCATTGGTTGGTTTTACAATCCAGACAAGGAACCAGCTTTGTGTAACACTGTAAAGCTTCAAGAGGCAGCTACCAACATCTTAGGTCTTGATTATCAAGAACTTAAACCTAGAATTGCATTCACTCCTGGTAACAATTTATATGGTAAATATGTTACGATAGCCACCAACTCTACAGCTGGCTGTAAGTTCTGGCAGAAGGAAGAATGGCAACTTGTGATAAACTATATACATGAGAAAGGATATCAGGTGATCAATGTGTCTAAGGAGAAGAATCCTTTTGACAACTGTATACAGATAGAAGACACATCCATGGAGAACACTATGAATGTAATCCATCACAGTCACCTATTCATTGGATTGTCCAGTGGACTCAGCTGGTTAGCGTGGGCTATGGATAAGAAGGTGGTAATGATATCCAACTTCACAGATGCAGATCATGAGTTTAGCTGTATCAGAATCACTAATACAAATGTATGTCATGGATGCTGGAACAAAGCTGAATACAGATTTGATGCAGGAGATTGGGACTGGTGTCCTGAGCATAAGGGCACAGACAGACAATGGGAATGCCACAAAAAAATAAAGGCTAGCGACGTGGTGGTACCACTGCTAGCCCTTTTATAAGAACGTGTATATATTACTTTCCGTCTACAAGTTTGAACACCAATGGATAGAACTCTTCAGTCTCAATGTTAGAGAAGCTATCTAATGTTAAATCAGCTCCCCATAATGTAGCAACATCGATAGCTTTGTCTGCTTCTAGAAGATCAACATGATCTTTGTTAAAAGCAGCAATGTTGTCATTAGAAATGCTGATGTTTCCACCCTCTCCCTCTTCACCATATTTTTTAAACAGCTCCTTTCTAGCTTCCTCATAGATTTTAATGTCTTCACCTATAGCATTGTTCAAACGCTGTAGGTACACCTTCACTTTGAGGGACATTTTCTGTTTCAAAAGACCTTGGCTTACCATTTCTCCATCTTGTTTGGTAACACCGTTTAGTTCATAAAAGAGGTTAATCACCTCATGTAGCTTTAAGTTCATACTTTGTGGGTTTAAGAATTACAAATATAGTTAAGTTTATTCAATTAAAAAAATATTTTTTAACATGACACTGTATCTACAATAAATCCAGCATTATTCACCTGATAACTAAATCCACCCGGTCCCTGAGAATACCATTTAAGTTGCCCTACTACAGGAGTTACATTACATTCATAAGCAAGCCATAATCTCGTAGGAGCTAGAGCATTATCAGTATCAAATAATGTATAGCTGTAGTAGTGGTCACATGGATACTCGTTAAAAGGATATAGATAGATCTGTTGACATGTTGGAGTTGGACAAGCAGTCAAACTACCCACTGTAGAGCTTGAGTTTGCATAAGTGAATGAATATGATGTTCCTGCAACTATCACCTTGTAATACTGACCACAGCCACCTGTATCTCCATACCAAAAATTAGAACAAGCTGAATCATAAAACAGCTTCATTCCATTTGCAAATGATGAAACAGGGCTGTATAGTGTTATGGTGAGAGTGTTACCACACGCTATGTCAGCAGTTGCAGCACCTCCCTCAATATAAAATCCATCATAGTAACAAGCTTCCTCGTAATAGATGGTGTAGGCATAACTTACAGGCCTCAGATTGCTTTTTACAACAAGCTGGTTACTTGCCTTACCTGCAAAGGGAGCATACCCTGTATCAACATTAACATATGTGGAAGCATCTGACTTAGTAATTTGTTCTTGAGTTGCAGGAATACCTGTAAGGGCAACAAAATAACCATTTGTTACAGCGTTCTGTAGGTTGTTAAACGATACAGTCTGATTACTTGCTAAGCTTGCCCAAGACATAGTTACTTACTAGACACAGTGGTTGTAGATGTGGTGGTTGTTGAAGGAGCTTCTGTTGTTGTACTAGTAGTACTTGGTACAGGAGGAATAGGAGTAGGAGGAACATAAGGTCCTGTAATGGTAAGATTAAGTTGCTCAGCAATCCAATCATACGCATAGTCGTTATCTCCCCAATTATCGTATGCCTCTCCTGTCATAGTTAAATAGTTTGTAACCACAGGCTGAGTGTACGCATATATGCTGCCCGGTTGAGAAACCTCTTGCAGTAATTGATACTGAAAAGTAGCAGAGTTTACAAGGTTGTCATTTTGTGCTATTGCACCAAGAATGGTTGCTTGAACTTCTTGTCCACCATACCATACTGTTACTGGTTGAATTGTTTTCATTGTTTTTGTTTTAATTGATTTTCTAAATATAAAATTTTTGCTTTTATTTCTTCAACAGAATCTTCAAGATGCGCAATCTTAACTGTGTGAACCTGAGTGTATGAAAGGTTTAAATATCCATTCAACTCTGTAGCAATAGCAACAGGAAGAATCTCTTGAAAATCTTGAGCATAATATCCTACTTCTTCTTTACCATTTTTAATATAAAGTTTTGGCTTAACAAGATGAATACCCTCTACAGAGTAATTGTCTTGAACAAGTTCTTTAAGTCTTTTGTCTGAAGTTTCAAAAAAAGAAGAAGCATAAATATTGTTAACAACTCTTACATTAGCATCACCTTTTCCTATAGAAAAAGCTTCTGTACCATCATAACCAGTAACGTAAAATATATGACCATTATATGCTTGGTGTGCATGATATCTTAAACCTGTATAGAAAGAAATATCCATAGGTTGAGTCCATGATCCTGCTCTTTTACCTATTAGATAATTATAATCTGAGTCTGTATGCCAGTTAATAATAAGTCTAGCACTTGTGGTAACATTTTGTCCGCCAATATACATTGAAGTTCCCGTAGGTGTTGTGATAGCACCAGTCATAGTACCCCCAGATAGTGGTAAATAGCTTCCCGGATTAAAGTTACCAGTATGGTACATTTCCACCCAACCATTTAAATTAGGCCATCCATTTCTCCAAAAATATCTATTTGCTGCTTCTCCAGCACAAGCCATTTGGAATCCATATCCTTGAGAATTATTTTCAAAATTATAATGCATTGCATTAAATCCAACATAGTGACTTGAACCTCCGGGAGCATTTGCTGGATTACTCCAAGTATCAATAAAACCTGAGCCCCAGTTAGAAAACACAGCATTAAAATCAACAGTTCCCCAGCCCATTGTTCCGTTTTGATATGGTCTTGTTTGAGCTGCTCTTGTAGTGAAAGGTGAATTAATACTAAGATAGTTAATAGCATTTCTTGTCATAGACGCTGCTGTAAATCTATATAGATTAGATTCACTATTAGGATCTACATAGTAAGAGGTATCATTAGAATCATAGAATATAGGAGCCCTCATACTTCCTGATGCTTGAGCAATACCAGTAGAACTTACCCAAAAATCTGAACCAGCTTGCGTAGGACTGCCAGAAACGTGCAAACCAATATAATCTGGACCACCTTGAAAATAGCTTATACCGTAGCCATCAGCATTACCAAAACTCCAAATTCTATTTCTTCCTGATGTATATACCCTGTTTTGAAATCCTCCAGAAGTTCCTACCCCTGAAGAAACTATACCATTACTTGAAAGAGAAAGTCCTGTACTATTAGGGTCTAGATAATATGTTGTATCTTGAGAGTCATAGTAGATTGGAGCACGCATTTGGTTATTAACTTCTACATATCCACCACCACCATTAACAAATAGTTGAGTGTAACTAAAGCTTCCATTATGAGCCTGTAATCTAATAACTCTGGTTGCTGCACTATTACCCGTATTTTCCATGTAGGTGCCAGTACCGTCATTCCAAATCACTGAATTCACAGTAGTACCTATCGTGAGAGGTCCTGTTAATGTACCACCTGCTAATGGTAAATATGCAGGTGCAAGTGTAGCACTATCAGCTACTCTAGCACTATCTACTCTTACTCCATATGTTTGACTACCATTCCATCCCATTAATGTTGGGTAAGAAGCACTCCAAGCATTTGTAGCATTAGTTTGACTTACACCACCACCACTTGGAGAAGTTCCTTGAGAAGCATCAAATATAACGTGTGCATTGCCATAGTTTTTCCATGCTAATAAACCTACAACATTATTAATAACAGTGCTATCATTCCAGTTTGATTGACCTCTCGTGTACACATACACTCCATCTGTTATTTGACTTCTAAAATGAGCAGGCGTTGATTTTCTTAAATAGTTATCAGTCGTATTTTGTGTCCATATTTGACCAATAGTAGGATTCTCAGAGTTACCTAAAGAAGCATTAAAATATGTTCCCAAAATATAATTACCACTAATGTTCCCTGTCATAGTAAGATTACCTGATTGGTCCATTACAAACACTTGAGTACCAACAGCATTTCTTATTTGAAAGTTAGTTTGAGAAACTATATTATAGCTACCTGCACCGGTAGCTCCACTTGTATTAAATGATATTACAGCAGTTGAACCCGGAAGTCTAACATTTTCATTGTAGTTCCCTCCGGGACCTTGAGCTATTAATAATCCTACTGTAACAGCATTTGATGTAGTAGCTCCTCTACTTGTTACGGTATTTAAAGTTTCGGATCCTGCTGTTCCTGTAATATTAATTCCCCAAGTACCTGATGCTCCACCGCCTGTTAATGTTGGAGCATAAGAATTATAATTAAAATCAGCTAAAATTGTTCTCCACGGACCAAAAGACCCATTATTTACAACTCTAACATAGGTATTTGGCTCAGAATCTACCCAACGAATTGCTAACTGATTCCCATATACATTACTAGGATTACTATGCCTCATAGAGATAGTATTGTAATATGTATTTGGTGTTGGTGCATTTGTCTGGTTGTAATTCTCAGTCCACGATAATTGACCTGCTGGTGTGTTAGTAAATGCAGTGTTCAAATTAGTTTCACTTACCTCATTTACTCTATCTGAAGTAGCAGCATTACCAGAAATATTAATTCCCCAAGTTCCACTAGCAACTCCTCTTATAGAGACCATTGCGTTAGTTGGAGATACTGAACGGTAGTAATTATCTCCTTGCTTAGTAATAAATGAAGTGATTGATGTACCTCCTCCCGGATTACCGTCATCAGTCATGTTGATATAGCTACCAAAGATATATCCGCTAGGGTCTCTTACTACAATTCCATTTGCAATAGTAGACTGAGATGCACTAAATCCATCTACAGTTTCAGCGTTACCTGTAATATTGATGCCCCATGTTCCTGAAGCTCCACCACCTGTTAACGTTGGTGAATAGGAATTGTAATTTAAAGAAGTAAGAATAGTTACCCAAGACGACCAATCCTGACAACAGTCACGAAGAGATCTAGCATAAAGTGTAGGTCCTGAACCGCTTAACCAATCGGCAGCTATCTCAAAAGCTATATCATTTGTTGCAGCAAATTGAGCAGAAATATCATATGTAGTTGGTCTGTTAGTACCTGTAGAATATCCTGAATATATAGCAAGACCCCCACCTGATGTTTTTATTGATCTATTTACATCATAATTAACATTTGCTCCTAATACTTTAAAATTAGCAGAAGCTGCAGCACCTATTGTATTATAAGAAAGAGTTCTAGAAGCAGAACCATTATATGTTGTTCCTGAAGCATCTCCAGCTCCACCACTGTTCATAGTTAGAACATTAGAGAAAGCTTGAGTTGCTCCTGAGGTACCACTAGTACCAGACGTTCCCGTGGTACCAGAAGTTCCCGTAGTACCACTACTACCTGAGGTTCCGCTTGAACCTGATGTTCCAGAGGTTGCTGATGTACCAGACGATCCTCCTGTTCCAGAACTACCACTAGTTCCAGACGTACCAGGACTACCTGCTGTACCAGCTGTACCAGACGATCCTGAGCTACCAGATGACCCACTTGTTCCACTAGTGCCTCCACTACCGTTTGTTCCAGATGTTCCACTTGTACCAGAGGTGGCAGAGGTTCCACTAGAGCCACTACTTCCTGAAGATCCACTACTTCCGCTTGAGCCAGATGTGCCTGTAGTGCCGCTGGTTCCAGAAGTTCCACCTGTTCCACTTGTGCCAGTGGTACCTGAACTTCCTGATGTGGCAGACGTGCCACTTGAACCCGATGTACCTGTTGTACCAGAGGTACCAGCTGTTGCGGACGTACCACTAGTGCCTGATGATCCACTAGAACCATCACCACCTGTTGCACCATCTAGATTCACTTGGAAAAGACTGTATGTACCAGACCCTGTAAGTCTAAATACAGTAAAGCTCAATGAGCCAGTCGATGGGTTGTATGAAGTCACCTCAGCTTCTACGTGATTATTAGCATCGTAGGCAATAATGATAGATTGGGCCACAGTGTATGCTAGTCCTGTTCCCACTGTAATAGTTCCTGAAGAACCTACAGCTCCTAATGTATATGTTGATGTTGATGTTGTGGCAAATCTATCACCACTCAAACCTGAAGATCCAGATGTACCTGTTGTCCCTGCTGTACCAGACGTACCTGATGTAGCACTGGTTCCACTGGTTCCGCTCGTTGCACTTGTTCCTGATGTACCACCAGTGCCATCTGTTGCAGAGGTGCCACTTGTACCGCTACTACCTGATGTTCCTGTGCTACCGCTCGTTCCAGAGGTCCCTGTAGATCCAGAAGTACCACTTGTGGCACTCGTACCACTTGTACCAGATGTTCCTTCTGATCCATCAGTTCCAGAACTTCCTGATGTTCCTGAGGTAGAAGAAGTGCCAGAAGTACCACTTGATCCTCCTGTTCCGTCAGTACCTGATGTTCCAGAAGTGCCTGAACTTCCACTAGTTGCAGAAGTACCTGCAGTACCTGAGCTTCCTGAGGTTCCTGTTGTCCCACTTGATCCGCTAGTTGCTGACGTACCTGAAGTACCTGATGTACCCCCTGTTCCGTCTGTAGCACTAGAGCCAGACGTACCACTAGTACCTGTAGTGCCAGATGTCCCTGATGTTCCTGTACTACCTGAACTACCACTCGTTCCTGTTGTACCGCTAGTACCTGAAGAGCCAGCAGTACCACTCGTTCCTGAGGTGCCAGTTGTACCACTTGTTCCAGTGGTTCCTGAAGTGCCCGATGTACCAGAACTTCCACTTGAGCCAGAAGTTCCATCTGTACCAGACGTACCACTCGTACCTCCTGTACCATCAGTAGCTGATGTACCACTTGTACCCGTAGTACCTGAGGTGCCACTAGTTCCTGCAGTGCCTGATGTACCAGATGTAGCGCTAGTACCTGACGTACCGCTAGTGCCAGTTGTACCTGATGTACCCGTTGTACCACTGGTCCCAGTAGTGCCACTAGTCCCAGAACTTCCACTTGTACCTGTGGTTCCTGAGGTTCCGCTTGTACCAGTTGTACCTGAAGTACCTGTTGTTCCAGCAGTCCCAGAACTGCCAGATGTACCTGAACTACCTGAGGTGCCAGACGTACCAGAGCTTCCTGCCAAACTATTGGCAAAGGTTTCCTCTATCTTCTCAAGAGCTGTCTGAAGGTTGTCATTAGCACTAATCCCTGTATAGATGAGATTGTATCCTTCATAGAACACACAAGTGGCGTCTAATATAATAGGACAGGCATCAGCAGAACATATGACAGGGCTGTTTGTGAAAGACGTATTTCTACAGTCTCCACCAAGGAGCTTAGATAAAAAGCTTTGATTATTGTTTGGATCGATTGGAGCAGGAGCCACATAGATGAGTGGCTCACTAATAATAATAGGAGGAGTCTCCTGAACAGGAGCCCTACCATATAGTCTAGACAAAAAGGAGGGCTGACTAGATGATAATTCACTAGGTGGTGGCTCTACGGAAGCCACTACTGGATTTATATAAACTGGTAAATTATCTACGCAGTCAGAAGCCTGTGACACACCTGAAGTACCAGATGTGCCACTACTTCCATACTGTAGTATGTTAGGAAGTACGTTCATGTCTTAAATTAATGTACGATTTTCAACACATCAGCTGTACGGTAAACTTGACCAGCAAGCAAACCACCAGCTATGGCAGCAGCATTGTCAGCATATTGAGGAGCTCCTGTATAAGGAACAGAAAGAACAATCCTCCAATCCAAGGCACCTGTGCCTGTGGTTTGGGCATAATATAAGTTCTTAGCCCCAGCAGTTCTTAGATAGAGTTGGCCAAGATAGATGGCTCCAGCTGTAGGAGCACCAGTTCCTGTTACAGGAACTAGATTGTCATTAATCTTTTTCAACGCCACCTCTACAGAATCTAGGGGGTCTACGTCAATGTTAGTCAAATAACTACCATTATAGAGGATGCATAAAGCATTCTCAAAAACAGCACATGTGGGGCAAATTGCAGCGGTACGCATATTAGCAAAATTAGTTGTTAGTAATGTATTTTCAATGAGTTATGAAGAAATAAACGATATAATATAGCGTTATGTATTATCTAATTCCTGACTGAGAAGGCATCTTGATTCCTAGGTCTTTAGCTGTCTCAGGAGAGAACATAGGAAGAAGGGCTGCTCCTTGGCTAGTGATAGGAAAAGACTTCATCAAATACTTGATAACCTGGTTCTCTTCTACCAATTCCTCATCTCCTATTGCCAATCCAAACATCTCCTTTCCAAAGTTAGTCAGGGTTTTCTTATAGTTTTCTATCAGTCCTAAGGATGGGAATATACCTGTAGACACCAACTTAGATATGTTGGTAGGGTTGTAGAAGTAGGCAATCTCATCTGAGAACTTGTCTGTAGCCTTGAGCATGAACTTCCATCTGTTTCTTACAGCTGGGTCTTCGTCATCATCAGGCATGTTTGCCTTGAGTCCAAAGTAGATACCCAATAGAGCAATGAAAATGAGAACGTCTAAAAGCTGGTTCTTTATGTTCCTTCTAACCAAGTCAATGAATTCATCCTCAGTCATTTCTAGCTCTTTACCAGTGTCCTTCTCATAGTCAGCTTTCTTTTTTTCATACAGATTACGCACCTGTTGAATAAACTGGTCATCATTTCCTAGGAGAGAACTCTTTAAACTGTTTAAAGACTTAATGGTATCTGTAGCTACAAATCTAAACAGCATTCTCATTCTACCCCATTCATAAGCGTCTGAGGCAGAGTTGTATTTAAGATTACCAAAACGTACATCAATCAGACGAGGGATCCAGTTTTTGAACACCATGAATGAATTGCTATACACATTTAGGTTGATGAGACGTTTGTTAGCTTCTGACATGTTACCAAGAGCATCAGCTGTAACTTGTTGCACCTTCCTTCTGAACTCAACAACACTTTCAGACTTCTGGTCTACGCCAGGGATTACAAATTCATCTCCCTCAATCTTACCAAGTTTCATTACACCCTTTTCCTCAATAAGCTTCTGTACATCTTGTTCAAACTTGTCAGATCTAGATTTTCTTTCCTCTCTGGTTCCATCATACATCTTACCAATGTACTCAGGTTGTTGTCTGAGGTATTCTCTAACATTAACAACTTGACCATCAACCACTATACTATTCTCAAGGAAGGCATAAAAGTTAACAGCTTGTACAGCACGGTCAGAGTTTCTCATGAGTACCATGAGGAAGTCTTGAATGCTCTCCTGACTCACTCTACTCATAGACAGGTTCTTAGCCAAATCTCTGTTGTAGTTTTCTGTGAAAGGCATGAAGAAGTTCTTAGCTGCTATAAATTTCTTAGCATCTTCTCCTCCAAGTTTATTCCATAGGAGCTTACCCTCAGCTTTCACAAAGTCTCCCTTAGTGAAATATCTACCTGAATTAATCAAGGATTGTGTTGTACCACCAAACAAGTTGGACATGGATGATAATACATTCAGTCCTAAAGCCTGTAATTGGAAGGTGGTATTCAGAGCATCAATACTCTTATTTATACTGATTTGTCTTCCAGCAAGTCCTTCAGGTATAAGCTTGAATCCAAGCTTTTTATTTATACTTTCTCCTACGGTACCAATCTTTCCAAGCACCATATCAAATGTATCGCTCTGAATAAACTTCTGCTGATACACAATAGCCTTGGTCATGTCTTCTATAATCTTAGCATTCTCACTATTGTCAGGGTTGTATTGGAGTTCTCCATCTTTATATTCTGTCTTTCCCCAGAATGATGTAGCAATAGATCTCTTGTTTCTCTCAAGTCTATTTAATGCTAGCACCTGGTCCTCAATATCACTTAGGTATTTATACCTGAGAGCAAACTCATTGTATAAAGACATTGTTCTAAAAAGGTCTGTACTAACATCTCCTTCTAACTCTCTAGTGAAATAGATAGGCACCTTGTCTATTAGTTTACCACTAATAGCATCACGTTGTCCATATCCCACATCTCCCTCATCAATAGATATTGTCCTGAGGAACTGTTCACCAACAGTGACATTACCACCAAGCACAAGCTTTTCTGTAAGTCCTTTTCTCACCCAAGGTAGGAACACCCTAGACTGCTTAGCATTAATGTAGCCAAGGTCTCTGTATAGTTCGTTTCTCTCACGGATATAATTATAGAAGTCAATAGCTGGTTGGTTAATGAATTTACCAGAAGCATCCTTCTTTGTAAGTTCTTTCCATTCCTTAGACTCCCAAGTTTCCTTATTTGGAAACTGCTTTATCTCATCATACAGTAACCATCCTATAGATTGGTCTGTAGTAATGTTGTATAGTTCTTTTGCTTTTCTCAGTTCTGTCTTGATCTGATTAGCAATGTCTTCCTCTGTACCAATACGAGGTTTATCAAATATGCGTTGCTCTTCTTCATCTAGTTTCTTACGTAAGTGCTCAGCATATTCAGCTTTATCTATATTATCTCTAATCCATGCATAGTCCTTCTGGGCTATAGCAGAGTTGAGTTTTGAATAGAACTGAGGATCAAACTCATCAATCAATTGGTTCTTATCCTTGATAGCATTCTCATAACGCTGATTAATCTTCTCAACTTCTTGCTTGTATGATTCCTCAGAGATTTCAGGCTTCATTTTGTTTAGCTCTTCCATCTCAGCTTTCTTACGAGCATCTGCTTCCTTCTGATATGAATCAGCTTTCTTTCTAATGATGTCAAAGTAGTTATTGGATGTTAGACCTTTTCCTTTAGCCCAAGCATCATATTTGGTTTTTATCTCAGCAAGTCTTCTACTTTCTGCAGCTGTGTCCATACCTGCATAAGTGAAGGCACGGTTAGCTTTTCTGAATAACACCTGTGCAGCTTTAATCTGCAAGGTGGCTGTACTACTAAACCACTTAGTTGCACCTGTAACAGTTTTCTCTCCTTCTTTAGCTCCTTTCACTTTTTCAGATAGGGCAATGAAGTCATTAGTGAAAGACTTGTCCAGTTTCAACAATCTAGATCTCAATAGTTTAGCTGCAGAACTAGCTTTGTATATTTCACTCTTAACATCTTCTGTAGCTTTATCAAGCTCACCTCTGAACAAGAAGTCAAGATCTGTAGCCAAATCAGCATATGTTTCTAGTGCTTCTAGTCCATCTGCCATTTCTTTTGTAAAATCACTACGCTCTTTCTCTGTAAAGCTTAATGGATCTTTACCTTTAAACTTATCTTCAAACTTTGTGAATATGTCCTCAATTTGTTTGTTGATAAGACGAGCTTGGTATACAAGAGACTTAGCATCTCTTCTCATCTGAAGGTGACGAATAGCTGTGTACAAAGAGTTAAGTTGTTCAGCCTTAGTAAGTTTTTCACCAGGTGTTGCCTTTTTCTCAGACATTCTTTTGTAGATGCGGTTGAGCTTAGCCAACAAGTCATCTAGTTCTTCTTCTCCTGTAACTTCTTCCTCTAGACCAACAGGAAGTAAATAGTCTTCCTCGATGTTCTTTATATCTACATCTCCTATTTTAATACCAGATAGGCGTGGTAAGATTTCTTTTTTATAATCAGCCTCTGTGTAGATAGCCTGTATAGGAATCATTCTGGTTTGATCAAACTGATCTTCCTTAATACCATATGCTGTCTTGAGGATTAACTTGTACTGGTTCATCTGTGTACGCCATGCGTTCACTTTATACCAAGGAATATCATCATACTTATTTGTATTGAGGTTGGTAAACTTCCAGTCAAGCATGTTCACTTTACCATCTTCTGTAATAGCTATGAAGTCAATTGTACCAGCAATACCACCCCCCGGTCTCTTAGCATCATACACTATAGCTTCAGCAAGGAATCTTGCATTAGGACCAAATGAGTCCAAACGCTTCTTAAGATTATCTCTTAGAGTGATGTAATATTTACGGTCATCTTTGTTAAGCTGAGATACGTAAGCATCATCATTTAAAGGCTCAGGTCTCATTAGTCCTGTCTGAGGATCTACATACACTTTAAATGCTTCCTCCAAATCAATATGTCCAGCTGTACCCTTGTCAGCTTTCATTGAGTCAATAGCCTTCTGGAACTCACTGTCTGTTAGTTTCTTCTCTCTAAACCTACGCTCATACCAGTCATTAACAAGATCTGTTACACGTTTAGGAACTTTCTTACCATTTACATAGTAACCATCTCCACGCTTTTCAACAGCCATAGAGCCAGACTTAATGGTATTAAATATCTGTTCTTGTTTAGACTGCTGTAAGAATATCTCATTCTCATTAGCACGGATGTCATCAGCTGTACCAATTTCTTTTCCAGAGATGATGTCCATAGCTGCTTGATCAAATCCACTTCTAGAGAACAGACCTTTGAGCCATTCCAACATTTGTCCCCACCAGGTCTGCACCTTAGCAAGTTTCTCCATACTTTCTTTATTGTTCTCACCTTGATAGATGATTGTTTCAGAAAGCACCTTGGCAATAGCCTCATCTTTGATTTTCAATACATCAGGTCTACCATCTTCTGTTTGATAAAGAGGATTGTTGCTATACTCAGCAAATGTATCTCTTAGTATTTGGTAGCTATTGATTTCGTTAAGTAGTTTTTGGTAAAGCTTGGGATTAGTTTGCTTGATGATTTCTACAGCAAAGTGCATAGCTTCCTCAGGAAGAGCTCTAGCTTCCATGCCATTCACCACCTGAATAAGCTTCTGTGTTACAATGGCTGCAGCGTTTGCATTCATCTGAACACCATTCACTACAATACCATTAACATTCTTAGTGCTAACACCAATGCGTGTAAGGAAGTCCTTAATCATTGCAATGGTCTTAGGAGATGCATTAGATCCCATGGTACCACCACGCAATTGGAACAATGTTCCCTGTTCAGGTTTTTGTAGCTTGCTCCACTCTCCTTGTGCCAGAGGATGGACATTCACTAATATCTTTGTATTGTTCCCAGCCTTTGTAGGAGCACCTTGTATAATTGACTTGCCCTGAGGAGTTTCATACTTCTCATTCAGTTTGGCAATAAAGTTAACCTGCTTCTGTTGCTGTTCAGTGCCAGCTTTGGAAAGCAAATAAGTAGCCGTTGGACCATCACCATACTTTCTAAATAGATTAGAGTCGGTAATATCCTTCCAAATGTCTGTATACTTCTGATTAAGTTTATCAGCCAGTTCAGGATAGTTCTTCCTATACTCTTGTTCTACATATTTAACTTTACACGCCATATTAATTATCGTTTACATGGGTTAGATTCATCTGCCCCATCAAGGTTTTCATCATTGGTATCAAACAAGTCTATTTGAGTTGCTTCAGGTTTAGCAGGTGCTTGAGGTCTTAGCTCCTTTCTAACCTCCATAAGTAGTTTAGGGAACTCTTTACCCCATTTAGTATTATCTTGTGTATGGGTAAGTTCAGCATTTCCTGTAGCCAATAATTTTTGAAGAGCTGCTGGGTTTGCTTGAAAAGATTGTTTTATTAAATCTTTCATTATTTCAGAAGCATCTTCATTCCACATTTTTACATTCAATCCTTTGATAGTTTTACCAAATGCTTTTACTTGTGCAGCAGATTTAGTAATCATATCTCTTATTATGGCTTCCCTTTGCTCATCTGTATAAGCATTGCTATATTGTAATTTTTCTAATTGAAAAGCATGTTCTACTGTAGGATATGTTATATCATCTCCTAATATAAAAGGTCTCTTAGCAAAGTTACTTAACTCAGCATTCTCCCCTGTACCAGCATAGATGTTAATCTTTGTTTCAGAAGATAGACCTGTTACAGCAGCTGCAGCCATGGCTTCATCATAACCCTCAGGGAATTCAAAGTTTTCTTTAGTGAGCCCAAGTCCAGGTTCTATTTCAGCTTGTCTTCCCATGTCCACTTTCACATCATTTGTAGGTGTAGCAGACTGTTGCATAATATCATCCACCTTAATATCCTGAGATAAAGCAGCTACAATATCGCTATCAGGAATCTCATTCTTAATTGTAACAGTGTTGTTATCCACTACAGAAGGTTTGAAGTCTGTGTAATACTCTGAGCCAAATGAACCCTCACCATAAAGGTTGATGAGTTTATATACATACTTGTTTTCAATATCTCCTTTGTAGTTCTTTACACCTACAGTTACAGGAACATCTGTTCCAGGGTATTTAACTTTCTGATAACCAAGTACTTGTGTAATCATTGGATTACCAGCTTTCTTCATTATCGCGTATGCTTTTTTGGAAAGACCCACACCCTTCAGAACATCTACAAGTTCACCACCGTTTTTATTAGCCACCACTCTCTTTATCTTTACATAGTCCCCGCTACCAATTGCTTCACTATCATAATTCTCGTCCAAATATAAGATTATTCTTTGACTAGATTTGATTTTTAAAGCATCATTATTTGGGAAAACAGGAGAGAAGTATTCATACACAGCCTCACCAGCAATGTCTTGATACCTAGGATCTACTGTAAGAGTTCTAAAGAACACCTCATTCAAAGGATAGAACACCATGTTATCATCCCAGTTATTACGCTGGAACATTCCTTCAGCGAATGCATCCATATCTTCTGTCACTCTCAAGCCTGAAATTACAGGAGCTACAACAGCACTGTAGTCTTCAATAGGAATAATGTTCTTGATAGACACACCTGTTTGGTATGTACCCTGAAGGATGGAAAGTGTAACTAAATCTTTGTACAGTTGGTTAGTCTTAGGATTGTTTCTAAGCTCTCTCATCATACCGATGTACATATTCTCACTAGCAGCATCCTTTACGTTAGCCATTAGCATCACTGTGTGTATACCGTTCTCTCTATTAAATCTCACCTCAAGTTGTCTAAGGATAGGTAACTCATTGGCATACAATGTCTTAGCTTCAGCTAGACGTGTAGCTACAGATGTGTTAGCATCAATCAACAAAGGTTTGATAGAAGCGTTCAGTCCTGTTCTAGTTTGTATAACATAGTCTAGGAACGATGCTCTCACCTTATTAGAGATACGATCATAATCATCTTCAGCTATAAACTCTCTTTGCTTGTATTGATCAAGTATCTTATCTGTGATAGCTCTAAATCTGTCTTGGTCTAATACAAAGATGGCACCCGTAGCATCCACAGACAATCCTAAGATTTTCTTCTGGTTTCCAATGTGTGAGTTATCAAGCACCTCTGTAGGAGATGTGAAGATGTTATTCTCTGCAGCCAGGTCAGTTTTCATAACCTTCTTGCTTAAAGCATCTGCACTCTTGAACTTACTAGTGTCATAGTTGATAGCCTGTGTAAACTTAAAGTTGTAATCAGCCATCTTAGCCAGTCTCAAGAACTGTTGGAATATAAGTTGTTGCTCAGCATTCTTCTTGAGGGTGCTCAGCTTTCCTTTTTCTGCAAACTCACGGATGTTTTCTGCAAGATTTTCAACATCAATAGTATCAGCCACTTCTGCAACATCTCCTTCTTTAACAGGGAATCTGTCCATGATAGTAGACATGTTCTTGCGACCAAATAATCCACGAGCTCCTGTTCCTTCTACAAGTTCTAAGTATTTTCTGATGATAGGTTGGTTCATGAACAGAGCTGCTGTACGAATAGGAACACCCATTCTTTGCATCACCATAAATGTACCAACAGCCTTTGTACTTCTAATCACCTTCATGATGTATGGATCTTTAGCCACATCCACAAATGATGTAATATATCCAGACAAACCATCAGAGATGTAAAGTTTACCATCTGCATCTAGTACACCAGACATAGATATGTACTCCTTACCGTTAACAGTCACCTTGTTGTGAGGTAGTAGAATACCACCGTCACCTAAGAACTTCTGGTCAAATGCAGGAGAGTTCTTTATCTTCTCAGGATCCATAATCACTGTAACCTTCTGAGATAGAGAGTGGTTGGTAATGTTTACAGCACCAATACCCACCCATGCCTTAGCAGTTATGAAGGCGTGTCTCAAAGTGGTCATGTAGTTAGGGTTGATGATCTTGTTCTTAACATCAACCTCTTTCTCACCTAATAGGTCTTCAATCTCTGTAGCAATTTCTTTCAAGCCACCATCACCCACAGGGCTGATGAGACGATTGAAGTTCTCAGGAAGTGTAAGCAACTCTTCAAAAGAATCATAGTATTCATTCTCGAGGGAGCGCTTATACATATCTTCTACAAACTCATTCTTAAGCTTCTCGTTAAAGATCTTCTTAGTGAGTTTGGTTTTCTTATCTGCCAGCTTCTCAACCTGTTGTGCAATGTATTCACTAGCAGGAAGATTTGCATCAGCAGCTTGCTTTATAATTTCTTTGAATAGGTTTAAGTTATCATAGAAGAAGTCAACATCTTGCTCATCTATTGCTGCGTTTACAGATTCTGAAGAGAAGTCTGTTAAGTCCTCAACATCTATCAACACAGAGAACATTCTGTCTCTGAAGTCTTCAAACTTATCTATTCTGTCAATCTCAGTTTGGATGGTGTCTTCATACACCTTTGTAAAGAATTGTTTTGTAGCTTCTTCAGAACCATTGTATTTAACAAGTCTAAGGTTGCCTGTAGCATCTACATATACGTTTCTTAAATAGGTATTGAGTTTATCTATGTCAAAGTCAGATCCTGACTTGGTAACTAGTTCTGTAGGAACTATAACAGTATCTCCCATATATTGAGGTAGGAACCCTACCACCTTAAATGAGTCTATTGAAGACAAAGACTGTGTAGGAATACGGAAACCAATACCTCTAAGAATCTTAGCACCGTCAGGACTTTTATTGATGTAATCAAGTATTTCCTGGTCAGTTTTAAACTTCTTAGCAGCAAGCTTATCTTTAAACCAATGTGGAAGCATCACTTCCATATATGGCTTATCTTTTGTATAGAACTTGAGTGTGTCACTAGTCATGCGCACCTTCTTCTTCTCACTATCCTCTAGTGCCTCATACTCTTCTCTAGATATCTTCTTCCATCCATCTTTAGTCTTTTGAACCAGACTTCTGCCTTTCTCAGCATTCTCCCACATGGTTACAGGAGCCTGAACTAATGGCTTACCACCCATCTTAGGAGAGAGAATAGCTTTCTCAACCATTGAGTAGATGATGTTTCTGATTTGTACATAAGATGGAGATGCCTCAAAAGGAATTCTGAACTCATCTTCCTCATTAAGTCTAACAGTGTCTTTAGCATTCTCAGAGAGCTCTCTACGGAACATCTCATACACTAACACTTCAGACAACGCTTGTTTATCTTCAAGAGTAAATCCTTGACCATTGTCTACAACACCAAGCTTTTTAAGTAGGTTATTATAAGCATTGGCATGCATTCTGTCTAGGTCTTTAACATTCTTCTTGTATAGATTCTTAATGTATTCAGCACGTGCACCTGTAGCTCCAAACACCTCACCGTTAGCAAATAAGTCAATGCTAATCAACTTGGTAGACTGAGAACCACGAGTTTGTTCTTTACCCTCATCATATATATTCTCCACCTGGATACCGTATGCTTTCCAAGGAACATCAACAAAGTTGTTAAATGCTTCCTCATTAAATGTACCATTAGGATTGTAGATAGAATGTAAGCCTTCAGCTCCCACCTTTCTTCCTGATTCTACAATTGCATAACCATATCCTTGTTTCCACATCTGTATATATAACTTCTCTAGAGTAGTTCCTTCCACCATACTGTAGTAGATAGGCATCTGAGAGAACTTGTCTAGCACCAGGTTGATGTTGTTTGAGTTGTATTTAACACCAGACACAATAGGTTTCAATATCTCTAATGTGTATTTAGGAGAAGGTGTAGATGTGAGCTTTTCATCATACGCTTTTAGCTCAGAGCTAGCATATGTGTATTCACCTTTAGCAGCCAGCTTCTTTCTTGTGTTAGCCATTTGCCATTGGTGGAAATCTTCAGCCTCATCAGTCCATTGACCGTTCTTATTCTTAATCTCTCTGAATGTTGTATCCATTAACCAAGAGGCAGCATCAGCTTCTTTAATGTCTGCATACGCAGGAATGATGTTTGCTAATGCACCAGCTATTTTAGGATCTGCAAATGTTACAGTTCTTGTGTAAGCTTTGTGGTTATGGTAACCAGGGTCAGCAGGTCTGTCATCTTTAGGAGGTTGAAGTGCAATACCAGCCACCTCATTCAGATTGTCATTTAAGAAGTTATCAAATTCAGCAACATCAAATGTTGTTCTACGTGGAGATAGGAAGCTCTTGATACGCTTGGTCTCATCAAACTTACCCTTCTCTGTAGAGAACTGAAGTGGGTCACCGAATATTATCTTGTGATATTCAATGTTATTGATTGTATAGTTAACAGTTCTGAATAGCAACACTTGCTTCAGAACGTCTTCTATGATAGGTTTGGTTTTATTAATATTGTTCTTACGAGCAAATGTATTGTCCAGACTATCCCATGTCCAACCTTCCTGAATAGGAACAATTTGATCATTGTCTTTAAGAGTGTTAAATGTAGTGTCTGTAATACCTTCTAAGAAACCAGCAACATCTTGGTTGATTGATTCTTGGTTCTCGTTTACATATTTCTCAATCTCCTCCATAGAAACTGACTTATCAGCTATCATGCTGTTTAGTTTCTCTAGTGTCTTAGGACGAAGGATATCATTAAAGAAACGTAACTCTTTAGCTCTTGCATTAACATTGTTCAGCTTACCACGATTCTTGAAATCACGTGCTAGAGCAATGTCATCCATCAGATAACCCTTGTAGATGGAATAGATTTTGTTCCAGGCTTTACCATCAGCAAACTCTTGGTAGCTGATTTGGTTACCAACATTCATCATCCATTCTGTAGAACTATCTGCAGGAATAAGAATATAGAAGTTACCGTTTAGGTTCTCATTTATTTCAAGAGAGAAACGCTCTCCTAGACCAAGTCTAGAAATACCTTTACTCTTAGACTCATCACTATTCTCTACACCCTGAATGGTCATCACTTTAATCTCTCTAATTCTGTTACCATCCTTGTCAAAATAAAGTCCACCCTTCTTAAGTATTTGAGCGCCAGTGGAGAATATATCCTGTAGCTCAGGACGCTTTTCTAATAGCTCATCCAGAGTGGTAGCCTCATTAAACTCATTCTCAAACACTGATGCAGTGTTGTTATCAATGTATGCTTGCATCCTCTTCCTCTCGATACCAAAATATGTGATGTCTTGGTTAGGATTGTTTGCATTTATGTATAGACGACCAAGTGTGTTTAGTTGTGTAGTGATGCCTAGAGTTTGACCAGTCACTGTAAGAAGGTCATCAGTGTCTTGTAAGAAGGCACGGATATCTTTTACAGCAGCAGCAAACTGATTCTTTTGACTCTTATCTCCACCATAGCTCTTTAGCTTCTTGTATGTGTCTGAATCAAATGTAACACCAATCTCATTTAGGAATTCTATCATCTGCTTAGAAGTGCCAATAGGCATATCCTTAAGCTTCTTTGTATTAGCCTTATAAGTTTGTGTAGCACTATTGTATACAATAGCTCCTTTATTTGTTCTAGACAACACCTTCATGTTGGTCACCCATGTGTCAACTTGTTGTCTAGCAGCAGTTTGTACATTTGCAGGAGTGGTAAATGTCTCACCACCAGCAACACGCTGTACCATTGCATCAGGTCTCTGTCTTGTAAAGGTTTGTGTGAAGCTAATGAAGAACTTCCAGTCCTCAGCCTTGAAGTCTTTGTATGGAATAGATTTGTCTTTCTTACCACCTAGGCGTGTAAACATACGAACATAATCAGCATCATTTGCTGCAAGCTCTAATAGCTTGTCTGTCATGTTGTTCACTCCACTAGTGTTAGATAGTCTCTCAAGCAGTGTAGCAAATGCTGTACTGAAGTTGAGAAGTTTATATCCTAATACCTCTGCATCAATCTGAGCATCAGGCATTTCTAGGTTCAGTGTATTGCTCTGGTCCATAGCCTTAGCCTTGAACAGAGTAGCAAGTGTAAACTTAACATCAAACGACGCACCTTTCTTAATGTCTACAGTGAACGCCTCAGGAGCATAGTCATTCTTATTGGTGTCTTCTCCATTAAGTTTGATTATACCATCCTCGTTAAATGTAACACCTAGTATGCGTAGCTTTTCTTTTGTTCTTTGTACAAGAGCTTCCCAGCGACCATCTCCAAGCTTAGTGCGTTTGTTTACACCATTCCATCCTGGAGTTTGACCTTCCCTTAGATACATCTCTTCTATCTCTCCAAAGATTTGCTTACTTGTAAGCTTTTGAGGAGTGTACAAATACTTCTTTGCCTTGAGGAAGACTAGACCAGCAACCCTTGCTGTCATATCTTCTACAAACTTCTGAGCTTGTTGTTCAGACAGTCCTTCAATCTCTCTATATGCAGCAGCCTCATTCTTCACTGTATCAGGAAGAACACTCTCCTTAAACTTACCTAAATCAATTGCTTCAAACAATTGTTTTTTAAGTGTAGGTTTAGCATTGAAATTCTTAAAGAAGTTCATGATAGATCTGAAGAATCTGATAATCAAGTCACCCAAGCTTCTAACAGGAAGTTTACCCACTCTGAAATCAGCAAAGTCATCAGCAATTCTTTCCTTAGCCTCTGTATCTGTAGCAGCAGCATATTCAACATCACGCCCACTAGCTCTATCTTTGAAGGTACCAGCTTGACTTCTAAACTCATTTAATAAGTCTTGTCTTTCACCAGGAGAAAGAAAACCTTTCCATATACCCTCGAACACCTCATGATATTCTGTACCACGTGTAGCACTTCTGTAGAACTTAGCAACACCATTCTCAAATACACCCCAAGCTGTAATGTCTGGGTTTCTACGAACAATGTTTTCTAATATCTCGTAAGGAATACCAGGAACATTAGCGGCATGCCATTTCTTAAACTCAGCTAAGTCTAGGTCATCCATCTTGTCTTCCTTCTGCTCACCTTTAGCAACTACACGGAAGTCTGTGCTAGGCCCAGTGGTTCCTTTGTTGTCATAAGATTGTGCAGCAGGTGTAGGAGTTTCTCCTATTCTACTCATCTTATCATTATACTCAGCTACTACAGCTTTTATCTGTTCAAGTTTAGGATATGTCTTTCCTAAAACAATTTTTTCTGTATCAATATAACGTTGTAAGTTTTTAGCTTCCTTAGCATTATCAGGATTATTAGTATCAAGTGCTTTTAACCTATCTATACTTTGCTGTAAACTATATTCCCCTTGTGCAATGCGACCTTCTAAATACTTAACAGGATCTGCTAAAATATTACGGTCTCCTAGATCTAAAGCCTCATCCCCTAGTTGCATCATAGTCTTTCTAGCCGTACCGTAGAGAGGCATCAGATCTGAAAGCTTTTGATCTCTTTCTTCTGTTAACGTCTTTACCAACTCTGCATTCAAGTTTACAGGAGCTTCTGGTGTAGGAGCAGGTTGTCCTTCTAAAGCAGCTAGTTCTGCATCATACTTAGCGTTGATTTTATCTTCTACCCCTAACTTTTCTTCTACTTCTTTTAAATAATCTTCTGCTTCTTGTTTAGTAGCAAAGCCTCCTTGTGATAAAACCTCATTATATAACATCCCTCCATTATCTCCGACAGCTTTACTAAACCTAGATACATTAACTTTCCATAAAGGAGATTTAGCTCCTTTAGGTGTATCAGGATCTACAGTTATACCAGCTTCATGAATATCTGACTTATGTAATAGTTTTAATGTTTCTAACTCTGCTTGTCTTCTCTTTTCTATATCAGCTTTTTGCTTATCATCGTTAAGCTTTTTTAAATCACTTAACATATCCTCTCCAAACTGTGTATCAGCCTCTGTATTAGACACAGACTCTGTAGAAGTGGTAACCGCAGGACCAGCCTCTGTACCATAAGGAGTGGTTTGTGTAACTGTAGCAGCTGTTTCTACAACTGGAGCAGCAGGCTTCTCTTTAGACTTCTTCTCTAATGTAGCACTTGCTATGTATGCTACATAATCACCAACAATATCCTCGTCAGTCTTTGTAGCATCTTTTATAGGATCGTACACACCAAGAGCTTTAAGCTGAGGAACAATCTCATTGTTTACAAGCTCTTTGTTCTTTGCGATTCTAGCAACAGTGTCTCTAGTCATTTGACTATCAACTAGTTCCACCTCAAACTTACCATTAGGTAGTTGGGTAGCTGTGAACTCAAAGCTTCCGTGTTCCTTTCTAAGAGGGAATATATTAGTAGTTTCGCCATTTATTACATACCCGTCTACTACTAATTCACCCTTAGCCTCAGCTTGTTGAGCAGGGGCTGTGTATTGTACATCAAGTTCCAATCCTTCCAACACAGCATATTTCTGCATGTAGGAATAAGGAATAGATGTTGTAGGTTTAGATACAGATGTGTATAAAGGGGTGTCCTTTATAGCACGCTTGCTACCATTAGGATAGCTAGCAGACAACAAATAAGAGTTGTAGCTAGACCATTCTCTGGAATCAATCTGATCATTCTCATCTATGAAGTATTCAGTGAATGGATAATCACTGTATATAGTCTTATTGTTTACGTTAGAGAAGGTCTTTTGGAGTTCTTCCATTATCTCAGCTTCTCTCTCGTTCACCTCAGATAGAGGAATATCCTTACCTGCAATACGGAGATCCATACTATCAGGGTTGATATACACCTGATTCTTGGAAGGATTCTTTCCTTGTTTCCAATGTAAAATGTTCTGCAGGAAGTTTGTATAAGACTCTTCTAGATTACTGTTTAAAGCAAATCCTTTGGATAGTTCACTGAGTAGGCGGAAGATTGTTTTGGCCTCAGTTTTGTTGAATGTTCTATTATTTAATACCTGGAGGGTGTCACCATACTGGAGCACAGGTGTACCTCTCAATACATTAACAGGTAAACCGTTATGTACAATTTCACCTGTAACAGATATTACAATCAGTCCTTTGTTACCAGTCTTATCTTCAGGAACCAACACATCACCTACATGGTTTCTTTCAAATGTCATCAATGGTTTACCCTGAGAGTTGAGAACAGGATTACCATCCTCATCTAATGCAGGAGTATCATTTACAATTGCAATACCACGAGATATACGGAAGTCATGTATAGTGAATGCTGTAGCAGGAGCACCCATAAGTTGCTCTCTATATTTAGCCCAAGCTTCAGAATAAGCTTTAGCTTCAGCCTCTTGACCAGCTCTGAAACGAGGTTTACCTTCACTATCATAAAGTGCAGGGGTAGGCATTGTTTGGAACACCACCTTATCTAGGTCCACTTGTGTACCCACCTCGTTCATAAGGTTACCGTTCTCATCTGCAAAGAATAGCTTGTTGCCCTTTTGTACAACAAACACCTGAGCTATAAATCCTGTATCAGACTTTCTAATTGTTTCATTAAACTCTTTCAGTTCAGCCTCAGTCATCTTAGTGGTATCCACTTTGTATGATAGAGCAGCAAGTCCTGTAAGTCCTAAACCAGCTTCCTGATTAGGTGTAACAAGGATGGCCTTAACATCAGCCCTGTTCTTGTTATTCTTTACATTGTTTAAGAACCTTCTAGAGCGTACAACGTGAGCAGCTGATTTGGTAGGATCGTTATAAGTTTCTGATTCTGTAATACCACCAGTGAATAGTTGAGACACTTCTCTTTTAGGAGGCTCTTTTTCACCAAACTCCTGAGATGAATCAATAGTGGTTACACTACCAGAGTTTTTCTCAAGTTCAGTTTGTTGGCGTATTAGTTCTTCTTTCCTCTCAATTAGTTTCTCCTGAGCACTCTGGATTCTTTCATATCCAGACATTTGTTCAGGCTTGATGTTCTGTATATTACCAGCAAGGTCTTCCACCTTCACTGTACCATCCTCATTGATTTCCAACACCTTAACCTTTTGTAGGTCTTGAATGTCAGCATTCATATCTTCTGCAGCTTGATCTGCATCCTCCTTAGTAGGATAGAATGAACTCTCGCCAAGTGGGGACACCACTTCATAGCGGTCATCTGCAATCTTATTCACCTTAGCAAGACTAAGTCCATCAAGTTGATATTCTCTATCTGTCTGAGGAACTTCCTTAGCACCAGATCTGTTTACAAACTCTAATGGTTTTTCTTCAGTGGGTGTTGCTTCTTCTTTATTAGACTCTTCTTGTTGCTCTTCAGCCATCTCTTCAGCTTGGTCAAAGAACTTGTTAAATCCATCTTCAGAAGCAAGGTTGTCAAATGACTCAGAAGCATCTTTTCTAAGTTGTATAAGTGCATTTACATCAGCACCAAGTCCATACACCTCAGCAATCTTTTCTACAGGAACTGCCTTATCAGTAATACTTGTTTGATTACTCATCTCAAAGTTGAGAAGTGTCTCAAAGGTTTTAAGGTCAAGATCGTTCTTGTTAAGAGCAAGGTTGATACGCTCAGAGAGTGTACGTAGAGTTTTAATTTCATCTCTAATTGCTCTCCTATCTGCAGGAGTGGTAAACTCTGTAATAGTGTTTCCTAATGATTTAGCTTTCTCTTCATACTGAGATGCTATTTCCTTTAGACCCTCTCTGTTAGTGAGGGAAGAAACTGTGTCATTGCTAAGTAGAGGATTGATAGCAGCTAGATCATTCTGTATGTTATTCAATCTGTTGTTAACGTCAGGAGCAACACTAGCGTAATACACTAGGTTAGTCTTCCAATCGTTATATGTATCATACTTGAAGTTCTCTTCAACTTCATCTTCTGTAGGATTGAGGTAAGACTTGAACGGATTTTTGAAAGTGAAGTTAACACTATCGTACATATCCTTTATACCATTAGCCTTATCAATTAAAGAATCTACGTATTCAACAACTGTACTCTTATTAGACTCAGTGAAGTCCATTCCAAAGGTCTTCTCAAACTCTGCTTTGTCCAAATCTTTGAGCATGTTCAATTGCTCAATTGTAACATCGTGTAAATCAGAAGGAATACGTGAGCTTACAAAACCAAAGAATTGGTTATGTTTAAGATTCTTATATTTGAATATGTTTCCACTACGTGCAGCCTCTTGCATTTCTCTAGCATTACCTGCCGAGTTGAGTGTATCAGAGTATTGATCTTGCATAATACCTGTAAGACCATATCTATTTACAATATTAATTGCACTCTGTAATCTTTGATCCTTTGTAGGTTCGCCTTTTGCTCTTTGGATTCTACCAGTAACACCTCCTGTAATCAAAGCAGATATACCACCTATTAACATTTGCTCTATACCAACACTACTACCGAACTGCTCAGCAAGTCCTTTGTTAGTAGATATAAGAGCTTCGTTTAATGTATTCCAGTTCTCTCTGTTATTAGGATCTTTTAAGTTCTTATACTTTCTAGTATAATAATCATAGGTGCCTTTCTCTACAGCATATTGTCCACCTTCCTCATATATACCTTCAGAAAGTACATTCTTGAGACTAGGCTTTACAGCATCCCACACCTTAGCACCTAAACCACTAATAGCTTTCTTCTCAAATACATCTAAAGATCCTTGGGTGAGACCAATTCTTCCTGCATCCTCAAGAGTTCTCTCGATTGAACCAGGTACTCCCTTAGACATGTTTGTGAAAGATTTGAATAGTGTGCCAAACTGTAAGGCGTTAGACACAGTGAGCAAAGCCATGTTAGCACCAAATCTAACATTCATTGCATCTGTAGCATAGTTTTCAATTTCAGACAATGCAGCACCCTGAGGTTCTGCTCCTCCGTTCTCACCTTTATATTGATTGATGAGCTCATCTCTCACTTGTCTGTAAGCGTCTCTAGCTTCAACAGCAGCCTCTGTTCTAGCAGATCCGTATAACGTAAGTCCATAACGGAAACCGTTAGCAAGTTTTGTAGCTGCAGCAGCTCTACCTAAGTCACTGAGATTATCAATAAATCTCTCTGACTTTCCAAGAGCTCTTGCTGTATCCAGCACTTTATCAAGCTTATTTGTGCCTGTAAAAAGTTTATTAAGATAGAGAGATGCTCTACCTATTTGGTTAGCAATCAATGGTATTTCACCAATACCACCTGTAACATATGCTACAGCAGCATCTTGTACTAATGCACTACCAATAGCACCAGCTGTAAAACCTAAGTTTTTAATAACCTTATCACCCCAGAAGTTTGCAGACCCACGCATGAAAGGAATCATAGATCTATATGGATGTTCTTTCTCCCATCTACTATAGTAGTTAGGGAATGTATCTTCTAGGTTCTTCAACCATGTATCAATATCAGACTCATATCCATCTTTTCCTGAAAGCTCAGAGAAGCTACCGTTTTTAATAGCAGCAACTGTATTTGGAATAGTAGCAAAACCTTGAGCAAATGTTCCAATACCAGTGGCAAAGAATTTAGCAGTGGCATTACCCATTTGACTATACCAAGGTTGTTGTATTCCGTATATGTTCTCAAGATCAACACCCCTTACATATGTACCATAGCGTTGGTTGTCAAGAAGTTCTTTTCTTGGAACCATCATCATAGGTCCACCAAAGGTTCTTGTATCACGAGCAGCAAGACCTATCTCAGATAGTTGAGCAATAGACAAACCATTAAAGCTACCACCAGAAGGAACACCTCCTGTGGGCAGACTAACATCCACATCTCTAATAGTAGGAGACCCCAAGTAAGACTTTGGGGTTCCAGGTAATTGAGGATTTAAATCTCGATTAGCAGAGCTATCTATAAGTTCGTTGTCAAAAATTGGCATTACTAATTATTTTTTTCTAAGCACTTCTTCTACTGTAAGAGGTCCTATTTGACTTAATATATCTTCGACACCAGCCGCACCAACGTGTCCTTGCTGATTAAGTATATCGTGCTTCCAAGTGTTACCGTCAAAGGCATAAAGTCTAACTTGGAATCTATCGCCTTCACCTCCATTGTTTCCTTTAGCTCCTTCAATGTCCACTCTCACGCGAGGTGCATATTGACTATATCTCAAACCACCAATGTCATATCCACTATATCGTGCACCTACAGGATTCTCTCTTCCTATTATATTTGTCGTACGTCCTGGTGAGCTCATGATATCATACTTTACACCAGTCATGAAACTTGATTTAGCTACATCAGGGAAGTATGTCATTAAATCTGATTGGTTAAGAGGGATGGTTTGTTTTTTATTATTTTTGTCATAAACAATTAACTTACCACTTCCATCATAATTTCTTTCTGCTATATATCTTAATTCTTTTGATCCCTCTCCAGATCTCATGTTACTTATTACTGATGGACTAAAATCATCAGGATTGTCTGTATCAAGTGATCCAAACTGATCGTAGAACCTTGTGGCATTTCCTATAAGATATTCTACATTCTTAGCTGTAGCTTTATTATCCATATTCAATGTTCCAGAAGTTACCTGCACCTCAGGCATATTTTTAGCAAGATAGTCAGATTGAGCTTTCATTCCATTCATTACAATAGAATTTCCACGCTCTCTGAAATCCATAAATATTTTCTGTGACCTATCAGCAATAACTTTTTCAGTGGCAGTAAGTTTTTGTCCAGAATTCCATTTTAAAAGTGTTCTACCAAGACCTTTTAAGTTTGAAGGTAGACTTTTTAAATACCCTTCCGCATCAGTTATTATATCACTTTTAGTAGCAGGACCCATTGCAGTTGCACCATAACCAGTTGTCACTACAGTTCTAAAGTTCTGAAGCATTGCTTGTGCTTTATACAAATCAGCAGCACTGTGTATAGGTTTGCCATCTGGAAAATTAACACCACCTATTCCCCCAAGTGCTTGATTAAGTGCTTCGTTTGTAACTTTGTCTATCTTTGTAACCTCAGTGTACAAGTTACCTTGTTGCACTTGTTTCAACTGCAAACTTCTCATTTGCTCAACAAATGTTCGCTCGTCATTATCCTTGATACTTGTTGGGTTAGCGATATATTTGTCAACCAATGCATCTAATGCGTCTTGTTGAGCTTTTAATAGAACACCTCCAGTTAGAGGTTTACCGTCCTTACCTTTAATAGTAGGGAAAAGCTCAGGACCAGCAGAAACCTTTAGACCATCTATTTGTTTCTTGGTGTCATCCATGTATTTCTCCAGATCACTTACCATAGGAGGTGCTGCATTTGTACCTAATCCTCCATATTGAGTTTTAGGTTTAAGTGCATTGTCTTCAGCAGTTTTTTGATCTTGTTCTGTTTTCCATTTAAACTTCTCAAAGTTGAGACGTTCTGCACTAAGGGCATGACCCATTAAGAACTCTGAGTGTTCTTGTTTAGCTCTATTCACTTGAAACTCAAGCTTTTTCTTCTCCATGTTCATTTGAGCATAGGGATTGCTGAGTATTTCCTCTGTATAACTTTGGTTAGAGAGGTCTTGAGCTAGGCCTGTTAAATATTTCTGTGTGTATAAACGATATTTAAAATCATCTAGGTTATTCACCTTGTCAATCTCATCAATCTTTACAGCAGCCTCTTTCTCAAAAAATCCATCATTTATCTTATCAACACCTCTGTTTATAGCAGCCTCCACCTCAGCTCGTTGTGCTGATGTAAGCTTATCATTAGTCTTAAGTTCTACAGCCAGCTTGCTTAGGTTATCTGCCAGTGCTTTCTTTTGACCATCATATGTACCAATGATGTCATTTTGGAATGTGGCTTTTGATGCATTCTTGTAATGATAGCTGCCTGTAATCATAAGCTGACGTTTATCAGTTTCATTCAGGCTAGAATAGAAGTTGTTGAGAATCTTCTCAGCAGGTGTACCCTTCACCTTGATGCGTAACATTGCATCATCAACAATAGGTTTACCATTCTTATCTAATACATAACTACCGTCAGCATTTCTTTGATAAGGGATGTCTACAGACTTCTCTATTTCTTTTATCTTGGAAGCTACATCTCTTAGCTTCTTATCAACATCTGTATACTGAACATACTCACCTGTGAAACTTTTCATCAGGTCAGGATCATTCTGCCACCTGTCTATTTCATTCATGAACCACCACTCATTCTCAGGAGACGATTTACCAGTTTTCTTGGCTTCCTCCATATATCCTTGTTGCTTTCTGAGGAGTTGTGTTGAGGCATATGCATTTTTAACCACAGGGTCTTTTACCACCTGTCCAATCATTCCTCCTACTGAATTAACCAGTTGGAAGTTGGAGAAGTCTCCACCAGCTACCAATTTGAGATTGTTGCCCAGCTCATTAAGCTTGGACTGTAAATACATCCTGTGGATGGGCTTATAAATGTCCATTCCACCCACCTCATCTATTTGAGACTGAATCTTTTGGATGCCCTCATCATAGCGCTTCTGTTTATCCATACCCACCTGCACCATTGCCTCTACAGGCAATTGTTGCACGTATGGATTAAATTGGGGTATTATATCTGTAAATGAAGCCATGGCATGTTAAGTTAGCAAATGTAATATGAATAATTATAATTTCCAAGAGCTATAACGAGTTTTGGTAATTCGCTATAACTGAGTTAGTTAGATATTTCTGAACGCGTTTATAATTGAGCTGTTTAGATTTTTCTTTTTACTAATATCTACTCCTTTTCTTCCACCTCTTTTGTATCTCTCTTCTACATCTTCTGTTGTAAATGATTGATCATCAACCTCCTGGTCACTCAATGGAACGAAGGGTTGAACTGTGGATGCAGAAGGAGCTGCTGCTGGTACAGTGCCTTTTGAAGAAGCACCCATTGCAGGCGCACCAGGAGCCTGTTGAGCAGGAGCTTGTTGAATAGCTACAACATTACCCTGAGCATCTAACACAGGAATACCCTGTTGACCAGGACCAGAATACACTGTAGGCATCTGAGCTTGGAAAGGAGCATTCATGTTAATAGCTCTGAAACGTGGGTCATAGCGGTAGTTGTACATATTCTCGTATGTAGCTAAAGTCCTGTTTTCCAATTGGTTACGCATGTATTTGTCACCAATAGATTTAAGAGCTTCCAATGTAGTGGCCTTTGTTTTAGACTTAGCTATCGCTTGTCTTTCGTATTGCTTATCCAGAATAGCAAGGTTCTGCATATTAAACTGGTTAAGCAAGTTTCTGTTGTCTCTGTACACCTGACCTTTTAGAGACTGATTCATACGGAACTGCTCACCCAACACTCTTTGATTAGCTTGGTATTTCTGAGCATTCAGCTGAGCCTGTGCAGCAGGATTGTACCCCATCAATCTCTGTTGAGATCTGAAGGTAGCCTCGTTCTCATTTAACTGGTCTTGCAGAGAAATGTCGTAAGGAATATCTAATTGAGGCTGTAGGGTTTGAGCTTGTACAGGTTCTAATTGATTGGTAGACAACGCATACATCTCACCCATCAACTGATTTGGATCAAGAGTTTCCATATCAGAAGGTCTTACATATGGAAGAATCTGGCCAAATATATCTACAAGTGTGTTTCTCTTGTAAGGAGTGATAGGTATTGTAGTTTCAGCGGTTGTTGTTTTTTCTATAACAGGCTCGTCTTTCTTTGGAATACCAAGACCTCCCGTAGGAATGTCAAAGGTCTTTGGTAGAGCTGCTATATATTGTTCTGTACGAGGACCAAAGTATTCGTCAAGATTTGTTTCAAGGATTGTTTCTCTTGGTTGTTTCTTAAGATCTGCTATGTTTTTGATTCCTTTTGACTTAGCTTTTGCTGTAACACCTGAAGATTTTACAATGATTTGTTCAGCAATCTCAGGGAAGTATTCGTGATATTTCTTCTGAAGTTCTAATATAAAAGGATTCTTTTTACCTGGATTTTGAGCATTTACTTGTTTAGCCTTTTCATACAAAGCCATAATTTCAGCCACTCTTTCTTTGGTAGTTACAGGAGCAGCAGTTACACCTCCCTGAGCTTTAATCATTTTACCAAACTTAGCAGCTTCATTAAATGCTTTCTTATCTATCTTCACCTTACCCTTAGCAAGATCGTCTGCAACAAATCCGTATTCCTCAGCTGTGTCATTAATAGCGTTCTGCAGAGAAGCAGCTGAAGTTTTATTATCAGCAATTTCTTTCAACTTAGCATTACCACCATTGATGGTGAGGTCTAAAGAGTTTAATCTCAATTTGTCAAAAGGACTTTGTACACTTAGTTCCTCAAGCTGGTTTACAGCTTTATCAACATTTTTATTAATCTTGCTTTCTTTCTTAGATAGGTCAGCCACATATGTTTTAAACTTCCTACCCTCAGCTTCTTTACTAAGGAATGGAACATAAGCTTTAGGTATCTTGAGGTTACCAAACACTACAAGGCTACTGTCACCAGGAGCACCTCCACCATCTTTCATCTTCATAGCTGGTTCACCTCTTTCTACCTCTACAGGGTTGTCACCATATGTGATGCCAATACCTGTATTACCTCTTCCGTCAGACTCATCGTGAGACTGACCTCTGAACATAATGGTTTCTCCACCATCTGGTAGGTATGGGTTTTGAGACATGGTCTCTGCATATCCACCCCAGTGTGTTTTAAGTTCACCACCCATCTGGAAGTCAGGTCTTTCTGTAGACATAGCTGCTGCGCTAGGAGGAGTGTATTCTTTTAGATGACCACCAGCTCTGAGCATATCAGCATCCTTTGGACGTCTAAGTAAGTCTTTCACCTTGTGTTCTCCGAAGCTAGCAATCACCTGAGGTTGCCATGTATGGCTCACCCATTCGTATGGAGAGGTTGTTCCACCATTCTCCATGAATGATGAGTATTGTGCTTGACCACCTTGCATACCCTGTTGAAGAGCAGCTCCTTGTATATTTCTTTGTGTAGCTTCTTTTGCTTTATTAATCTTTTGAGGTTTTCTATTAATAGCAGTACCAATCAATTGACCAGCCGTTTGACCAATCAATTTACCAGCAGGACCACCAATCAACATACCTGCGGTGCCACCAATTGTACCACCTAGATTACCACCAGCGTTCTCACCAGTGATGCCTGTAAGAAGTTGTCCAGCGGCATCTGTTCCTCCAGAAGAAGCAAAGTCATAGAAACCTGTGCCTTCCATCCAGTCACCATTCTGAGCTTTATGCATTTTACCACCGTGGTAGAATTGCTTATAACGTTGACTATCATCTAATGGTTCATATCCAAGATCATCATAAAGTGTATCAGGAGCAAATGTGTTCATGATTTCTCCACCACCAACAGAAGTTCCGTTCTTTGCAAGCACGTTCGTACCTACACCATATATAGGGAAGAACTCTTCTCCTGTATTTGTAATATCCTCAGGACGAACATATCTACGTTGGGTTTCTTCAGGGCGTGTACTAGCAGCTTGTTTAACAAGTCCGCTCACATCTCTAGCTTGCTCAGCTCTTTCAAGAGCTCTCTTTTCTTCTTTAAGTTGTTGTATTCCTTGTACAATCTTACCTGCAGGACCTGCATACTTACCCACTTGCTTCATCCAATCACCTTTCTTCTCTTCAATTTCTAATGTAGGATTAGAAATGCTAGCAGGAGAAGTTGATATACCACCAGATGAAGAAGCTCCCATACCTATGTATGTCTGACCACTGCTCCAAAGATCGTGGTCTGCTTTCCAAGATTGATAGTCAGGATAGTCTGATTGTTGAGGCTCAGGTTGAGTTTGAGTTCCACCTTGTGCTTTCTTTATGTTCTTTCCTTTTTTAGCACCAGCAAAAGCAGATGCTGCATCACCCATACCTTCACCACCACCTTCTTCACCAAACATTTTACCAATGTTTCCAAGAGCACCAGCAATGTTACCAAGTCCTCCTCCACTACCAGAACCACCCTGTTGTTGGGCAGCAGCTAGCTCAGCTTGCCTGTAAGCTTCTTCTCTACGCATATCTTCTGTAGATCCAGTCACGGTGTAATCAGCTTCATCATATATATCTTTGAAGCTAATTGGTTGAAAACCAGAGTCTTGTTCACCACCAATGAATGTTCCTATCTGGGCTTTCTTAAAAGCCTTACTGTGTGATTTCATAAAAGCTTCTTCTGTAGGATACTTCTTGTAGAATTCCTTTTCAGACTTAACACCAGCAATTTTGAGGATCTGTTTTTTCATATCAGTTATATTTATCTAACCAGCCACCCTTGGTTGGTTTGTTATAGTTTGTAAAGTTAAGTGATTGATCTAACTTTTTAATAGGTTGAGCGTCAGCATTATTCACACTAATGCCTTTTTTAGCCACAGGATATTCTGTTACGTATTCTCCATCAAACTCATAGTCTTCTCCTGGTTCCATGTATTGGGTGTCTCCTGTATCGGATATACCAATCAACGGTTGATCCACACCCCCCATAGTGATATCTGTGGATGGGATGATTACAGGGTTGCCCCAGTTCTCAGGGTTCCAATATCCATCAGGATCTACAGGAATATCACCACCATCTTTTTGTATTTGTTTATAACCTTTCCACCAATGTGGTTCAAATACAGAATACTTAGATGGTTTGGCGTACTCAGTTCCTGGTATCAAAACTCTTCTTCCTTTTGAGTACTTATCTATTAAACCTTTTGAAACAAGATCATCACCACCCATTAATGTAGCTTCTCCAGCTGGTGCAAACCAAATATCTGACTTAGGAGTTGTTATAATTCTTTCTTTTCCTAATTCCTTAGCAAGATTATTTCTTTGCTGTCCTGTATACCAAAGACTACCTTCTTGAAAATATGGATATTTAAATGCTCCATCTTCCATAGTGTTTACAACCTCAAACACCTCATCATTTGCAGATCTTATTTGTGATCTAGGTGCTTTAATAAATTCCATAAACTTATCTATTTCTGGAACACCTGGTCTAGTAGTAGGACCATACTGCTTAAAGCTTTCAAAAGCTTCATCTCCAAAAATTTGTCTGTTAACAACTCCTTCTTTATTAAACAATATATCATCAGTTAAAGCATAAGGATTTAACTTATGAGCATTTCTTAAAGGTGTTTGTTGGGTAAGATAATTACCTGCAGCTTTTACACCAGGAGCAGTTACAGCACCTACATCAAAAACATCTCCAAGTAATCCTATTGTACCTAATGTATTTGCTAGAAATCCATTCCCTTGACCAATACCATAAGGGTTATTTTCAGGATCTCTTACAGTGTTAAATAATCTAGTGGCTCCCATCATAGGAGTCATTTGTCCTATGTTTTCAGCGGCTATCTTACTAGCCTCTGGATTATATCCTGTTGGTGTGAAAGAACTTAATGTTTGAGCAAAAGGAGACTTACCTTTAGCTTCATTCAAGTATGCATTAACAACTTGTTGTTGAGCAATCTCTTTTTCTCTAGATGTTCTATTATCTTGTTTAACAGTGGTTCTGTTTTTATTACCTATAGCAACTGCCTCTGCAAGTATTTGTTTTTGTCTTTTCTGATCAGCTTTAACAATTACCTCCTTTATCTTAGGTTCATCCTTCATCCTTTGTATTTGAGGAAAGTAGGATGCTATATCACCTCTGTTTTTATTCTCCTCCTTAGATATAAGATTGGACATAAATTTTCCATCCTGAGCTGTATCAAATTTATCTAACCAACCACCATTCTTACTAATGGTCTTAGGCTTGAAGTCTAGCCCTTCCTGATAGTATTTCATCTCCATACCATTCTGTGCACTAGCCTTTGTCTTCTTAGCATAAGGACCGTTACTAGGAGCAGCTCCAACTGTACGTGCGTACGTGAATCCTACAGCACCTGGAATACTACCACCCATTTGATACATAGGCATAGTTTGGTTAGCTCCAGCCATAGCTGGCATCAAGTTACCACCATCTTGAAACTCATCATCCTTTTCCTGTGCACGCATAGCCTTACGAATCTTCTCTGGGTCTGTTTCAGGAGTTCCATCTAAACGAAGAACTTTACGATCTTTTAGTTTTGGTGTACTATATATAATTCTTTTGCTACCACCAGTTGTACTACCTGTACCTAAGAAGTCTTCTTCACTAACCTCTATTCCATTTACTATATACTTCTTACTTCCTTTAGGAGTATATGGTGCTGGTTTAGTTTCTTCAGATTTTTTAGTTACTGGAGTCTTTTTCTTTTCTGGTTCAGTTTTTGATTTCTCAGTGGTAGTTTTTTTACCATACTTCTTTTCCCACTCTATCTTTTCCTTATCAGTTCTCATGTGATAAGGTTTAATAGCAAGAGGGTCATAATCAAATACTGAAACGCTTCCTCCTGGATAGACATTTTTATTAGTACCATCTATTATTGGACCATAACTTATTTGTCCTTGTGGACGTATTCTTGAATCAACTAATGCAAAAGGACTTGCTAAGTTTTGCATTGGAGTTATAAGATCTCTATAATATTGTTGATATTCAGAATTACCTTTTGTCTGAGCTAATCCTTTATTTTCTAGTTCACGAACTTTTTCAGGACTTAAATTAAAATATTCTGCGTAATTTTCATCATAAATACCTCTACCTCTAAAGGTATTTCTCTCTTTTATTTTTTCACGATAAAATTGTAAGTTTTCTTCATTAAGCCGTTTTAACGAACTAGGAGAAAAATTATATGACACATCAGCACTTGAATATGAACTTCTTGGAAATTTTCTAATTTTTCCAGCTTTCATCTCATTGTCATAAAACTTGTTGAGAGCCATTTGAGAATTAAACAAACGTACACTATCTGCTGTTGTAGGAATAGATTTACCCTTTTGAGCTACATATCCACCATTCTCAAACTGTCCACCCCATGCAGGACTATAGTTACGTCCCTTAGTGTTGTATGCCAATCCTTTGAATTCTGGAGGAAGTGATACATCAGGATTGTTTGGGTTAGCTTTCTTTCCATAGTTATCCTTGGTCTTTTGTTTTAAGACCATTCCTCCTTGTTCATATTTATCTAGCCAGTTGTTCATTACTTGTAAGAGATTTGAGCAGGTGTGTAAATAAACTGTGATACTAAGTGTGCATCGCTACGGTTATCTAGGATGTGTCGCACCTTTAATTCCTTAGCACGTAGAGGTTCCTTCTTGAAGGATCTCTTACCATAATCCATATTCACCTGATTCACCACCTTATCTAAAGACAGAGACTCGCACGTGCGTATGAAGAGAGGTAGTTGTTTGTCTTTTACCAATGACCAGAATGTATTATACTGGTAGAAGTTATCACTCTTAGTGAATGTAATTGTCTTACTATCAGTGTTGTATATAGGATACTTTAAGTAGTCCTTGAGGTTGTTGATTGGTTTAGGAACCAACTCAAGCACACCTGTACTCTGTTGACCATTGTAAAGGACAGCCTTATTAAACCAAGCATTGTCGGTTTCTATTTTACGGTTGTCATCTGATATACCATCTGGATCAGGGAAGTATCTATATGCCTTGGTGTAATCCTGTACACTCTGTAAGATTTCATCCTGGTACTGATAGGCAAAAGGATACTCAATGATGTAAGGTTCTATGTTTCCATAGAAGTAGTTGTACACCACTGGATTCTTCAGGTGCCTCCAGATACAAGCAGTTGATATTTGTTTATACGTGGTAGCTGCTAAACTCACGGGATTAACTGTAGTGACAGGGAAGTTTTTCTTACTCTTACACTTACCTGTAGACTCTACAGTGATGACATTAACAGCATCATCTACAACATAGCTCACCCCAGAAATCAAGTCCCCCTTGGAAACACCCGTTGCTAGAGTGTTTCCAAGTTGGTCAATGATTGTAAAAGGTCCTGTTGTAGGTCCTGAGCTAGTTAATTTTATGATGATTGTCTTAGGCATTCTTATTTATTTTAGCAAGCGTTAGCTCCGTCAACTGAGATGTATGCAGTTTGTGGACCAGACACTAATACAGAGTAGTTGTATGTACAGCCAAATCCACCAGGCCCTGAAGGACAAACAGATGTACTTCCTGCAATTGCCTGAGTGTTTGAGTCAGTAAATGTGATGCTATCTCCTGCAGTGATTCCACTTATTGTAAACATATAATCACAAGATGATGTTGGTACAGCACCAGCATTGAAATTTGGTCCTGAGTTTATACTAAATTGTAAATTACCAGCAGATGGAGAATTTATATACTTTGCATAAACAAACAACTGAGTAGGTGCTGCAGTACTAGAAGTGGTTGTTGTGGTACTAGAAGTAGACGTTGTTGTGGTGCTAGAAGTAGATGTTGTTGTACTAGAAGTACTAGAAGTAGTGGTAGTAGTTGTAACCACTGTAACATCTATGTAGTTTACACAAGTGCCCGTAGACTTTATTCTTATGGTTGTTGTACCATTAGGAACAAGTGCAGATGAATAACCAGCTTGGAGAGCTGCCTTAGACACCCCTGTTTCAAATGCTGAAACATAACCATCTACATTTGAGTAGAGATTAAAAGGACCTGTGTCTGCCCCAGCTGTTGTTAACGTTATTAAGACTGTCATTGTATATAATATTTAAAAGTTATGATGGATATTCTTCAACAGCTGTTCCAGCAAGTGAACAATTAAGTGCAGCTGTAGTTGTTGTAGTTGTTGTACTACTACTAGTTGATGTAGTGCTAGTGCTACTAGTTGATGTAGTAGTACTGGTGCTACTAGAACTTGTAGTAGTAGTAGTTGTTGGAGGTACAGCAGTGGTAGTAGTTGTGGTTGTTGTTGGTGTGCCTGTTGTTGTTGTAGTTGTGCTACTACTACTAGATGTAGTGGTAGTAGTTACAGGTATAGCTGTAGTTGTTGTGGTAGTGGTAGACGATGTACTAGTTGTTGTGCTAGTAGATGACGTTGTTGTTGTACTACTGCTACTAGTGCTTGTTGTTGTAGTGGTTGTAGGACAAATATTAATTGATACAATCAATCCACCTACCACTTGGAACACTGTGTTAACAGCTTGAGAAGCTCCTGTAAAGTACCAACCATTAGGAATAGTTGTACAATCATTTGTACCATTGGTCACAAACACCCTAGATCCAACGTAGAGTCCTTGATATTGGATAGTGAGGAATGTAGGTACAACGTTTACATATGATCCACCAAATGTATTCAGATAGGCAACAGCGTTACATGCAGCTAATTGACTTCCTGTAGAAACAACATTAGATGGTGGGGATACGATATTATATCCTGTATAGAATACATCATTCAATAGTTTCACAGGTCTTGTACAAGGAGGTGGTGGAGTTGGTCCAATTGCTATTGCTGTTCCTACAAGGTTACAACTTGTAACTACAACAGTTCCCGCAAGGTTACAATTCTTTGTAGTGGTTGTAGTGGTAGTTGAGCTTGTAGAAGTGGTAGATGTACTAGATGTAGTAGTGGTGGTTGGAACAGGTCCAGGAACACCAGCTATCACTTCAAAGTCATCACAACATCCATTAAGACCAGAATAGAAGAAATTGTTCTCACCAATATACCAGTTAGGGATATAACTGTGGAAGCTTATCCAACTCTTAGTGTTGAAGTTGAAAGACACTGTCCAGCTCTTATTACAGAAGTACTCTTCATCTGTTAGATATACTCTCTCACGTACAGTGATTGGTTTAAGAGTGGTTGTTGTAGTAGTTGATCCAAATGTTGTTGTACTAGTGGTAGTGCCAGCAGATGTGGTTGTACTAGTCGTGGTACCAGCAGAGGTAGTTGTACTAGTAGTAGTGTTATAAGGGATTTGTTTGTATGCCTTTTCAACATAAAACTCTCTCTTTACAGCATCGTATTTAACATCTTTGCTCTTTGGAACATAGTCAAGCTTAGTGATAAGCACCCTGTCATACTTGCTATCAAATACACCATGTAGACCAATTCCTGTGAAGTGGTTATCTGTAGGTACATCTGGGAAGTAACGCAGGATTTCAAATGCCAGGTGGTCTGTAAAGAACCTATTAAGTCCTGAACCAAACCCTGACAGGTCTACAGCCTGTGTACCAGAGATCAAAAATACCTGACCACGCTTAGCATCCACAGACACTTGTCCTTGTGGAATCTTCAGCAACATCTTGTTTTGGGTTCCTACATATCCCAAATCAGTTTCTGCGAAATCAATCGGAGGAGCTGATCTAAAGAACTGAGGATTACCAACATACGCTGCTTGAGGATTACTTGTATCTATCGTAAGGAGGTTGTTGTACATGAGTGTCTTGTTCTCAAAACGAGCAAGCACTGCCTTGTTCTGAATTCCATCTAGAGATATAAGATCTCCATAGTTCTGAGGGAAGTCATAATAAGATACAGCTCTGTAAATCAACCAACTGTTCACTCTATTATCAGAGTCAATGTTCTGAGAATCAGAATAGATAGCTCTGAAAGGATAATAGGTGAAGCAAGGTCTATTCCAGTCAATAGGTAGATTTGTAAATGTATTCTCTTTGTTCTGCTTAGAATATGTTACATTATAGAAGTAGGTGTTATCCTGAACAATAGGAACATAACTTTGTTGCACCCAGTCATCAGGAATACCTGTACTCACGTGAGGCCAGAAGTCACCCTCTCTGTCGTTGAAAGCTTGACGTAAGTCTACGTTATAAGAGCTCTCACAATAGAAATTAGGAATACCGTATGCAAATAGGTAGAAGTATCCATCATAGAATGTTCTTCCAGGATTGCTATCCTTAGGTTGCCCAGGAGCTACAAACTGACTGTTAGGACAGTCAAAGTTGTGAGCCTTGTAGGAAATAATGTTTGATAACACACCTACACTTGTAATAGTGTAGTCTCTAAGAATAGAACGTGCTGAATGCCAGTATTTTGGATAGGCTATGTTACCTATCTCATCATAGAATATATCACTATCATCAGGAGCATTCACACGGTTGTCAATAAAGAATGGAAGCTTGGTCTTGAATGCAAACCTGCTAATGAATGTATCACCACCAAACACTGTTTGTATATTGGGAGTAACATCATCCACAGGCACTTGGAAACCAGTGTCCACCGTGGTGTAAGAATAGATTTGTCCGTATTGGTTAACAAATACATTCTTAAGAGATGCGTAATAAGAAACAACAGACATGTCTTCTTCCTTAGCAGGAGCTTGACACTTGCTTCTTTCTGATATAGTGAATCTTGATATGTCTGTAACTATTGAACTTCCTGCAGACAACATGTTAGGGCTTTGGTCTGGGAAGGGAAGACCTGGTCTATCTAGGTCAGTTCTTAGGTAGACAGATGATTCTCTTTGGAAGTTGTTGATGTTGTATATATCACCAACGTTCTGTACACCAGGAATCAAATATCTAGCGATGTCAAGGTTACGTTGCTTAATCCCTAGATCATCAGGAACTCCCACCCCATAGTTATAATCTCCTATGGAGTTGAAAGAGTAAGCATAGTTCTTCCTTGTGATGCCATTTACATAGATGGTTAAATACGCCTGGTATGCTGTAAACATAGCAGTCGCATTGAATGGTGTGGTTACATCACCTAGTTCTTCAGCACTTTCAAGAGCATCACGCTGAGCTTCTTCTGTTAAGAGTTTGTACTTAGCATTATCTCTCACCTCAACAAAGTGACCTTTACCTCTACCAAACATTACACTCTCAAGCTTAAGAACACCACCTAAGAAAGGCTGTCCAAAAGAAGTTTCAGGAGAGTTAAATATCTGTCTGTATTTCTCTGTAAATCCAGGTTGAGGATTCTCAGCTTTACAATTTGCACCTGTAACAAGTGTTGGACCAGTGAAACAAATATTACCAGGACCTTCAATTTGTACAGGACCACCTGTGCCAGGAACTACATATAATGTATACACTGGAGAGGTAGGCCATCCATTCACCCACTGTGTAGTGACACCTGTATAGATGTCGTTCCACTCAATTCTACCACCTCTGGCAAATGCAAAAGGACTTGGATTACAAACCTGAGCTGTCCATATCTCATATGTAGAAAGCCCCACCCTTCCTGTTGCAGGACCAAGGATTGTAGGCTTACCTATTGAGCAAAGTGGATATTGACCAATTGCAAAGTATTTCTTCTTTGTTGTTTTGTTCGTATTGCAATCAGTGTATTCCACCTCAGCAAAAGAAGGTCCACCAGCAGGGTCTACAACAAGTGTGTCTATGAATACACTATACCCATCACAGATTTGTGAGTAGGCATTGTTAGTTGTATTAAGGAATGGATCTGGGTTAAGATCGTTGTATGGGTAGTTAGGATAGTAGTAGGTTTCCTCTTCTCTCTCATACGTATTTACGTTTCTAAGGATACCCTTAGCAACAATAGACTTGTTTGTACCACGATCAGCACGAATGATTTTAAATGCTACAATATCATCTTTCTGTTCTGGTGTAAGAGTGGATGTCTGAATAAGTGAGCTCACTAGTTGTACATCTAATTGTACACCAATAGGGAACACAGCATCATTACCCTGAACCATACCTGAAGGTCCTGTAAATATCTTAGATTCGTAAGCAGGACTTACATTGATGTCAGGGAACTTATGGTGCCTAATAGGCTGACCAGCAAGATCGCCCCACACATCTTTGTTACATGGGTAGGTGTCTGTTGATTCCCAATAACCAAACTCACCATACTGATAAGGACCTCTGTAGTCAGGAGCTGGAGAATATCCAGGACTTGTACCAATAACAGATCCTGTATTGTAGATTTTCCAATAAGAGCTATATCCTATTCCTCCAGATGTGTAATCAGGAACGCCTATAAAGTCTGGGTTGGTATCTGGTACATCAGGTTGTAAGTTCTCTGTAGCGCCTTTGATTCTACCAGGAATATGAAATCCATCTGTCTGCTTACCATTCTTAAGCAAGAACACTATCTCAAAAGCATACACCTCATCTCTCAAATAACCTCTGAGATTGGTGGCATTCAACTCATCTGAATAGTTTTGGTCAGCAGGAATTCTCCAGCTTTCCCATAACAGAGGAATTTGATTAGCAATGCTTTGGTAGTTAATACGATCAATAGATGTAAGGTTGTCCCATATCAAGACATCTTGTGCTGTTGTAAGATCTTGAGCAATGTCGTAATAAGGGAACTTCTCAAATATATCATTGATAGTCAGTCTGATTTGTGTAACGTTCTGACCAGTGTATGTGATTTCCTTTTGAACAGCATCGATGTAATATGTACCAGCTAGCTCGACAGAAGTGATGTTATTCACTGTCTTAATCACCGCTAAGTTAAAATACTGGTAAAGCCCTGTGTCCTCAAGATTGCTTATATTGAGGATGATAGACTTCCCAACAGGATAGTTGAAGTTCACTGATGTAATGAACTTATCAGCAATAGGTGTTGGGTTGGTAACAGAATAGTAGGACGTGTAAGGATTACCCTGAGCATCAGAGTATTGTGCAGCAAACTGATATGTACCAGCAATCAGATTACCTGTGCTAGTAACATCAGTTACCTCCAGTTGAGGGATATTAAAGTTGGGTTGAAGTTTAAGTTGATTACAGTCTAGGTCGTCTGTATATTCTGGATCACAGAACGGAGTTCCAGATTTTAGAACTTTTGGAATATTGTCAATGTCCAAATATCTTCTAGGATTGAATCCATCTGTCCAATAAATCTCTGTGGTACAATTAGTTATCTTATGTGCCACCTTGTGGATGGGGTAGCCAGTATTGAAGTTGAGGCAAGGAGCATTTACAATTACACGATATACGCAATCATTATTCTCCATCTGTCCAATCTGACTAGCTCCTGTATCAGGGTTAGTGATAAAGAATATATGTTTGTTCTTCTCTTGGATGAAGTGATTACCTATAAGCACAAAACCTGAAGGGAACGTAACACAAAGTTCGTTCCCTGGCTCATTCTGATAGTTTACAGAATTAGCATCATAGTTTTCAACAGTAGCATTTATTGCATACGTTAGTTTCCCCTTTGCAATTTGGTTAGGGGTTTGGTCCATGTTAAGACCTGTAGTAGCATTGTTATACTCCTGTCTAATATTGCCTTGTTCCTGTTCAGCCATTAGTATTAATTATTGCGTCTCCAACCGTATCTATTAGTACGATTAGGAAGTTCATACATGTTAAATCTGTTCAAGTCATTCTTAATCCTACGTTGCTTAGTCCAAGGATCTTGCTTCTTAATCTCAATATCAGCCATGATGAAAGCTTCTTCAGACTGTTGTTTGTAGTTCATCATCTTCCTTTCTAGCTGATTGTATGTCTCATCGTTCACTTGATTAGTGAGCGTTTCAATCACCTTATACTTGATGAAAGCTTCAACATATTCTCTAATACGATAGTTGTCAGGAATTAACTGATTTCCACCAGCATCATATTCTGTAGCATAAAACAACAGATGCACCACACCATTACGGAAGTTAGTGACAAACTTATTGTCTCTGATATCAAATGAGTCATACCAAGAGGAACCAGGAGTGAACTCATTAATAGGAGGTGCCTGTGCATAGAACTCCCAGTTATTGGTATAGTCTACACCACAGTTACCTTGTGCAGAAATGTTACCAGGTTTTAATAGGTATTCTCTACGATAGCTAACTGCTGCTTCATTATTAGTCTTGTACACTGTTTGAATGAGTTCAGGCATACAAGAACCATCACATCCTACATTACCACAACAAGGACTAGGGATTGGACAATCTGTGGTGATAGGGCTCACCTGAATTGTTGTAGCTGTAGCAGCCTGTGAGTAGAATGAGTTAGCCTGTTGATAAGGGAAACCATTCACAGCTGTACACATCCAAGCCTCTCTCACAGCAAAGAAGTTGTCTGGGAGTCTAGCTTGATAGTCGTTAATGTGTAGGATTTCCTGAGAAATCACATAAGTTGTTCTACCCAACTTTCTAAGACACTTGTCTAGATAGGTGGGGAACATTAAATCATCAACTGCTCCTGTATCAAAATAGCTTTTGAATTCCTCCTTAACTGTAGCGTATACAGGCGCAGGGCTGATAAAATTATATTTGTAATAGTATGACATCTATTTTACTTTTTCCATTCGTGATAGAGATGTTGATATTTATCGTCAGCTCTTAGATAGTGAGAAAGAAGTCTAGACGTGTTTCTGGAAGGTTTAAAATACCACAACGGTGATTGTCTGAATCTAGCTGTTGACTTAAACCACACCCATCCAAAGAAGAAGCCCTCTGTGTGAAAGTTAAAGTTGTAAATACGTTTACCTTTCTCCTTTGTCTTTTTCCAATCAATAGGAAGGTTGACAAACTCTTTTCCATGAATGTCTTTTACCTTCTTACGCTTTTTCTTGTTTATGGCAAACTCACCAAAACCAAAAGGCAGCTTTGCTTTCTCTCCTGTCTCAAGAATGTATTCTTTAAATGCATCGTTAAAAGAATAAACGATGTTTCTCCATTGATCAAAGGTGAGCTTTATGGACGGATGTTTCTTACAGAAACTGTTGTAGTTTTCTTTGCTGGCGCTTCTCCAGTCTATCTTTACTCTCATATCTTATCTCAAATTTGGAGCGTTAGGTGCTTGACCATCAACTCCATCATTTGTGATGTCTGTCTTCAATTTGAAATACGTAGAGAGAAGCTTCTGAGAAGTGAGCTCCAACACCTGCTTTTCTAGATAGCCAGGAACTGGAGATTCTTTATCTAAAGGATTTACACACAGTTGCTCTGGTGTATAGCTAGGAGTTCCGCATCCACATTCTGGATACATTATCTCATTTGGAACATCTTCCTCGAAAAGAGCAACAAGTCTGATTGCTTTTAAGAGTGGATTGTTCACATACAGATATCCGTTAGAAATCCAATAGTATTCCTCATTTTTAATTATAGGAAGCTTGAGCAAGTTCACGTATCGGTTGATGGTTATTTCCTTAAGTTTCTTTCCCTGACCACTCATAGCGTTAATTGAATAAACACCCTGAATGACATATTGATAATTACCCTCTGTAATCCTAGGCAGCTTGAATCTTGTTCTAGCCACTGTGCAAGGATCTACATAATCACAACATTCAGAAATAGGAACTTCCACCATCTCCAAGCAGGGAATGGTGGTAAAAACTGTATCGGTTGCCCATAACTTCCTCAGATTAGTCTCACGCTTAATCAAGAGGAAGGCATTGTTTCTAATTTCAGACATGACAGCTCTATCCGTGATCAAGTTGTCCGTGGAGAGCAACTTGTGCATAGAACGTACATCTGAAACTAGCTTCCTAAAAGTTGACATTATAAATACTGTTTGAATATGTTTGTTATTCCATCTTGGAGATCTATCAAGAACCCTGTCACCTCACCCTTGGTTACGGTGTATCCATTCTTATCATCCCAAGAACTCTTGGCTGTAGAGAATGCAGGTAGTTGATAGAACTTAATACCATTGAAATCAAGACTCATTTCATGGTGTTTGTCACCTGTGAATATGTAGAAGTTGTCATGCTCTGACCATTCAGTTTTAAACTCCATAGGGAACAAGCCAGCAAGCTTTGCAGGTTTTAAAGCATCTCCGTGGTTAAACATTAATGCTGATGTACCATAGCTCACATACTTTCTATATCTTGGAGAGATGTCAAAGAACACACGCTCTTCGCTTCTAAAGTAGGTTTGTAACCAACTGGCTAAATGCCATCCTACATATTCATCATGATTACCAGCTACAAATATAACATCCACATTTTCTCCTTTCTGAAGGAGCAGGTTTATCACGCTCACTTCATGATCACATATTGCCTGAAACGCATCATGATATGAAAGGATGTTTTGTTGGGGAGTGCCCTTTGTAGTTGAATTGGTGAACTCACTGTTGAACTCATCAGAACCAATAATGTATTTGATATCTGTGAGATTGTTAGATAGGGAAGCTTGATTTAGGATTATTTCCACCCTCTGGATGAAATCACCAAAGCGATGGTCTATATCATTCTCTCCTCCTATGTCTAACTTATTTAAATGGGAATCCTGTTTGTTAATGATTAGGCAAGCATCTTTCTTACCTTCAGCATACTTAGGAGCCATTACTTCTGGAGATATTGGTTGGTAGTTCTCTAGGAAGGATATGAAGCTATCTTGAAACACTTGCTCATCCTTCTTCTTACCCAACCATGCTTTTACTTGCCAATGAGGAGTTTCACCATTTCCCCAATAGTTCTGTACGTATTTAGTTATCTCCCATTTCTCTGTGTCAATATTGCACTTTTCAATTAACTCATCTAAGCTTTTGATTTCATCTTTAGAGTTGAATACCACCTCACCTGTTCCTTTCTGTATATCCTCTAAAAACCTTACTACATGGTCTTCTAACTCTCCAATGTAGTTTGAAATCTCAGCATCATTCTGTATTTCTTCTGACCCTCGCAACCCCTTCAGTAACTCATCCACCTCGTTCTCTGTGATGTTTAGTTTGTCTGCATAGAACTTTTTGCTCTTTTTCCAATGGAGCATTTGCTCCAGTTGTTGCAGAAGGGATTGATTTTCAGGCATTTACAACTTTTTTGAATTAAAATTGCCCTAAAGGTACGAAGGTTTTTTGGTATTTTCCAAATTATTTTAACCTTTCTGGTTATCCATTCTAACCAAGTTGGTTAGAGTTTAAACAAAAACTCCCAGGGCCGAAGCCCCAGGAGAAATCCTGTAAAACCAACAAAACAGGATTTTTAATAAATTATAGTGTAGTGGTGGTGGTGGTTGTTGTTGAAAGCCATGGTAATGGAAGTGTAACTTCAACAGGATTAATCTGTAGAGCAATGTTGTTCTCCAAAGATAATTGCATAGCATCTACAGGAAGTATTTGTTCTAGCCAACCAATAACCTCAGCTTCTGTTACATCCGCGTAAGGAATGAAGTTTTGTGGGTTTGGTTGTGCTACACTTGATGCACCATAAGTGTCTGCAAAATAAAGTTTACCATCATGCTCTTGTGTTGCGTTATATCTCCAATGTATCATATTGATTACATCTAGTAGACCTTCTGATTCTACAGCGCAATTTAATTCGCTGATTACCCATTCAAATACTGTTGTTGCCATTTTATTTATTTTTTAAAGTGTCTAATTCTTGTTTAAGTTCTTTAATTGCATTTACCAAAGCTGAATAGATAGCATCTTTTTCAAGTCCAAGATATTCACCATCTTTAACTGCATCAGGCATTATTTCTTGTACTTCTTGTGCTATGAATCCAAATTGTTTACCATTGGTTCCATCTTTCCAATTATATGAAACAGGGTTTAGTTTTAATATATCAGATAGACCATAGGTAAGTGGTATGATGTTGGTTTTTAATCTTCTGTCTGAAGGGTTGGTATTGGTTAGGAATCCTGCATTTGAGTAAACAGTACCTGTACCTAATGCTCCAACATATACACTTCCAAATGCACCTATCCCATTTACATAGAACTTAGCTCCTTGAGTGGTTGCTGTTGCGTTTACTAATACATCCCCCCCACTTGTTATGCGCATACGTTCGGAGAAAGATGTCCCTGTTCTAAATGTTATATAACCTGCATCAATATTTAAAGCTGCGTCATTTGATGTAGCACCATATAATGACCTTATAGTTGTTGTAGTATAAGCTGAATTATCATAATCAAGCAATAAACCAACAGTACCATCACCCACTCCACCAACTCTAAGTTGTCCATCTCCAACCCCATCTCTTATTTGTAATACAGGGTAATTTGCTCCTGTAATATTTATAGAAGTTGGGTCTGTGCAACCTATACCAACATTCCCCCCACTTGTTATGCGCATACGTTCAGAATTTGACGTATAAAACGCCATAGGTACGGCTTCTGTAACTCCTATATTTAATGAGCCTATTCCTGCTTGTGAACTATTGCCACCACCATTTAATCTAAAGTAAGCATTTGTAAAGTTTGCAGAATTACCAAGTAAAATCTGAGAACCATCAGAAGCTCCTGTAAAACCATTGTTTGAACGAATTGTAGAAAATGAACCTCCTGCAGAAGAATGAACATCTAATAAATAGCTTGGTGTTACAGTGCCTATGCCAACATTACCTCCCATAAAAACAGCAGCATAGTTATTTGATATAGTACCTGAATTGACTGTTATCGCTTTTACATAAAGACCATATCCATAACCTATATTATAAAAACCACTTTCAGTAGGTTGTATAAACATACCATAAACACTACCAAGGTTTGATGATGATGTAGTAAAGTTTGGTACAATGTACGCACCATAGTGATTTACATCATTTAAACTACTTGAAGCGTGGCTTGTTGTAATAGAAAGCCCATATGTTGGAGAACTACCACTATTACGACCATTATTAATAGATAACCATATATTATTTGTAGTATTATCAACTGTTAATTTTGATATAGGACTTGAAGTGCCTATACCTACGTTACCATCACTTGTTATGCGCATCAATTCACTAAATGTACCACCTGTTGATGATGAGAAGCTATTACCTAATCCAAATAAAAGCTGTCTATTAGCTGACATAATAACGTTAGGACCTGCTACTCCTGCACTATCATTATTCCCCATTATAAAATATGATGGACATCCGCCTCCACTTGCAGGAGCTGCTATTGAAAAACTACCACTTGACCCTGCCCCACAAACTCCTGTAACATGAAGGTTTGCTACAGGTGAATTTGTACCTATACCTACGTTACCACTATTCTTAAATACTCCTAATTGTGTTGCACCATCATACCACCTAAATATATCGTTTGCACCATTTGATGTTTTTGCAATTAAAGCCACATTACCACTTGCAGGACTTTCACTCGGAATAATAAAAGTACCTCCGTAATTTGCCGTTACACTACTTGAGAATGTAGCTGCTCCTGTAGAGGCTATTGATAATACATTTGAAGATAAAACATCACTCCATAAAGTAAAACTATTATCAGTGTTACCAAATATCCTATATCTATTAGTTCCGTTTAATCTAAATGATTGCCAAGTAAAACCACCACTTACAATTGTATAATCAACGATTAATTGTTCATTTGTACTTCCGTTTACTCTTATTTGACCTGTTACATCAAGTTTATATGTATCATTAGTGTTTCCAATAGACAAATTACCTGACGTATTCAAAGTCATTACTTGAGTAAAAGATATAGCTGCACCTGCCGTTCCAATAGGAGCAGTAAACCAACGATGCTGACCTGTAAGAGCCGTCATTGAATATCTTGCTGCACCATCTCCTGTGCTTTTATACTCCCATCTTGAGTCCGTTGAATCAAAAAATGAATTAGTGCTAAAACTAAAATCATTTGCTCCGGCACCTGTCCACGCAATAGCAGCTGCGGCAAATTCAAATGCTTTCCAACTACTACTCCACGCACTCGGTGTAACTCCTAATCCTAAATTGCCTGAAGCGTCAAGACGCATACGCTCGGTAAACCCTGTACCATTGGCAAATACTAAAACACCACCCGTTCCATATTGTGCAGTAATTCTTGATATAGTTGTAGAAGGGAAGTCAAATACTAAATCTCCATTTGCTCCATCAGTAAATCTTGCAATTTGTGATGCAGCTGAACCTACTACTAAAAACCTTTGCGTACCAAAACCACTTGGACTTGCAGTATTTATTGCAAGTTGAGTACCATTATCAAAGATCTGACTATTACCTATTGTACTTGCTGAAGTAAACTTAACAACATAGTTTGTTGTTCCAGATACAGATACAGACGTACCGCTTGAACCACTGGTTCCTGAAGTAGCAGATGTTCCACTTGTTCCTGTTGTACCTGATGAACCACTTGTAGCACTGGTTCCTGATGTTCCAGAGCTTCCACTAGTACCTGATGAACCAGTTGTACCAGACGTTCCTGTAGTTCCTGAACTACCGCTAGTAGCACTTGTGCCAGAAGTACCAGAACTACCAGAAGTGCCTGTGGTACCAGACGTACCGTTTATACCACTCGTTCCAGCTGTTCCAGAGGAACCACTAGATCCCGAACTACCAGAAGTACCAGAGGTGCCTCCTGTTCCATTAGTTCCACTGCTTCCACTAGATCCACTACTGCCACTAGTGCCATTAACAGCACTTGTGCCGCTTGATCCACTTGATCCGCTACTTCCACTAGTTCCTGAAGAACCAGAACTTCCAGAAGATCCAGATGTTCCTGTAGTTCCACTAGTTCCTGTTGTGCCACTTGTGCCACTGGTTGCGCTTGTACCACTACTTCCACTCGTACCATCAATTCCTGATGTACCAGAAGTACCATCTATACCTGTTGTTCCAGATGTTCCTGAGCTACCACTGGTTCCTGTAGTTCCAGATGAGCCAGACGATCCACTTGTAGCGCTAGTGCCACTTGTGCCTGATGTTCCACTGGTGCCCGTAGTTCCTGATGTACCGTGTGATCCATCTCCTCCCGTAGCACCGTCAAGATTCACTTCCCAAGATGAATAAGTGCCTGTACCAGTTTGTCCTGTTACCTGGAAGCTTAAACTACCTGTGCCAGGGTTGTAAGCTGTAATGATTGCCTCGTTATGTTTAAAGGCATCTAGGGAATATGTTATAATAATAGACTGTCCTAGGGAATAAGACAATCCTGTACCTACAGTGATTGTACCTGTTCCACCAGGAGCTTGTAATGTATAAGTTGAAGAAGAAGTTGTAGCATATCTATCGCCACTAAGTCCAGATGTACCAGACGTAGCAGATGTTCCTGAGGTACCACTACTTCCACTGGTGCCAGTTGTACCAGAAGTTCCACTCGTAGAAGATGTACCACTGCTACCACTGCTACCACTAGTGCCTGTACTGCCACTAGTGCCACTCGTACCAGAAGTTCCATCTGTACCTGAAGTTCCTGATGAACCACTTGATCCAGATGTACCACCTGTTCCATCAGTGGCACTTGTTCCAGAAGTTCCAGATGAGCCACTAGTTGCTGATGTCCCACTAGTGCCTGAGGTGGAGCTAGTACCGCTAGTACCACTTGTACCTGTTGTACCACTTGTTCCTGTTGTCCCACTCGTACCAGATGTACCTTCAATACCAGAAGTACCAGAAGTACCTGTCGTACCACTGCTTCCACTTGTTGCACTCGTTCCACTCGTTCCACTGCTTCCGCTGCTTCCAGAGCTACCAGATGTACCATTTATTCCACTTGTACCAGTTGTACCACTGCTACCAGAAGTAGCAGATGTACCAGATGTCCCACTGGTCCCTGAGGTACCTGTACTACCACTAGTACCGCTTGTGCCTGTAGTTCCACTACTGCCGCTTGTTGCACTTGTACCTGATGTGCCAGAAGTAGCAGACGTACCACTACTTCCAGATGATCCTCCTGTACCAGTAGTTCCAGAGCTCCCTGAAGAACCTGAGCTACCACTAGTCCCCCTGGTTCCTGAACTACCAGACGTACCAGTAGTTCCAGAAGTACCTGACGTACTACTAGAACCACTAGACCCGCTGCTTCCAGACGAGCCTGATGTTCCATTTATACCAGATGTACCACTGGTTCCAGAAGTTCCACTAGTACCACTTGTGCCAGAACTACCTCCTAGTTTACAAACTCTCTCGTCTATCTTTTGTAGAGCTACAGTGAGCGAGTCACACGTATGTACAGCTGTACATGGGAGATTAGGTCCATCATACTTTACGTTGTTAGAACTAGTTAGTTCAGGGTTACAAGGATCACAGTTTTGTTTAGACATCTATTCTTTACATTAAGGAATGTACATAATGTAGTAACATCCCAGACCAGGCTGGTAGTTATTATGGGCTAATCCGCCTCCTGTAGAACCAACACTGACTGCTACAGAAACTCCTGTAACTGCTGTGTTCGTGCTAGTAGACGAGCTCTTTGTACCATTCATATCCATAAGATCACCATATGCACCAGGCTCATTCTGATCAGCTTGTCCATGGGCATATGCAATTGTATGCAAGTGTCCAGGATCAGATACAGTGGCTGTAGCTGAGTGAGAGTGAGCAGGGATTTCTGTAGCTGAAAGAGTTACCGTGTTAGAACCAGCAGTTCCTAATAAGGCATAAGCAGGATTACCAGCTACACCAGGATCCACTGCAGGATTGAAAGCTCCTCCACCCATACCTGTTGTAGCACCAACTGGTACACGTCCTCTTTTATCAGGAGTGCCATTGTTACCATTACAGAGGTAGATTTTCTCCCAATCAGTTCCAGCAATACCAGCACCTGTACCATCAAACTTACCTGTGAGACTACCGTAGTATTCTACAACAGCATAAGGAACCATACGGTTGAAAAACTTAGTACTAGTTCCAGCGCTAGCTATATAGGCTGCAATCAGAGAGTTAAGATCAGAAAGCTTAACATAGTTTGTACTTACGTTAAGAGCAAGAGCATTTAGAGTAACCTCTACAGCACAAAGCTTTGTAATAACAGCTTGCAGAATTGCATGTGTTCCAGAGGTTGATGTTACACCAGTAAGACAACCTATTGTATAAGGTCCTTCTAATGTATTAAACCTTCCTTCTAAAGTGGTTAGTCTGGTATCAAGCTCACAAACAGCTTTGATAATCGCAGTAACAACATTTGGAAGATCAAGACCTTCACACGCTACGAGATTCTTATTTACAATCTGACAAATGACTTGAGGATCGATAGTTAACACTATACCATTTCCATCAAGAGTGGATGTGAGAAATGTAATCAACGCTTGTTCAACATACGAAAGAGAGTCTCCTGTTTGGATTCCCAAAACAGGAACATCTACACCTGTATATCTTACACATTGATCAGATATTGTTTCTACACAACCATTATAGCAATTTGAACAAATGTTAGACATTTATTTATATTTTAAAAGTTTTACTCTACTCGCAATCATATTCACTGTGAATGGAGCAGCATAATCGGGGTTACAATACTTGTATGCAAGTATTCTTCTGTAGTTTATGAGGTCCAGCATCACCCCTCCAGGCACAGGCTGGTTCAACATAAACACAACATTATTATACAAATTGTTTGCAAGAGAAGCTAGTTTACAATCTATATCAGCAATTAATACTGGTATACTAGCGCACTCTGGACAATTTGTGAGCCTGGGTGATAACATTTCCTATAAGTTTTCTTCCTTGTTTTACAGCACCATTACATGCTGCACAAAGACCGTTAATCAATTGACATCCACATCCAACCTTAGCTCCACATTTTTTACACATAGCCATATTAGTAGAAATTTATTACGTAGTTGGTTCCAGAGCATCCACAATTGTTCTTTATAAAATTGTTCAGCATCATGTCTGCCTGGGTGTATAATCTTGTTGCTTCAATCTCAGCACAATTGTTAGCAGCGGCAATAGACCCCTGCATGAAGAAGTATATAGAGTTTAAGTCCACCTTTGCTTGTGTCTTAATAGCTCTATCACATTCCATCATATCAAGCTTCATAAACGCGCCATCAAACTTCTCCTGTAACTGTTCAACACGCACAATTGACTTCTCTACGAAGTTCAAGTATGCAGGAGCTACAGAGTATTTTAAACGATAAACCCCATCAGGTAGAGGTTGATCTATACCTGGTGGGGTTATACCTAAGTTTGATGTTGTAAATATGTTAAAGTCGTTAACGCTGAATGGTTTAATAAATGTTCCAAATCCAGGAACAGTAATTTCAATTGTAGCACCAGAAACAACAGGTGGATTAGTTGGATATACAGATGCATCAGCAACTCCAAGTGTTTCTACATTGTACGTAGGAATTACTAATATGTCTAGTTTTAAATCTGCCATGTTGCTTTAAATAAATAAGCCAGAGGATTGAGTAGTATCCTCTCACCTCTGGCTTAGGTTATATAATCTATGTTACTTGCCTACTATTACGGAATCAAGGTTGATGTTGTAGTAGTAGAAGGCCATACAGTGGTTGTAGTAGAAGTGGTCGTTACACACGCACCATTCTGAGCAACAACTGCACCAAGACCTGCCACAAGAACTGCTTCTACAGCGGTTTCCATAGCGCTATCCTTTTGAAGAGCAATGATTACAGTGCTGTCTTCATAGATATAATCGCCCCACTGATAAGCAGACTTGTCGAACTCATTAAACTTGATGTAGTAAGTGGTATATGTAGTACCATCACTCACCCAGCTTTCAAAGTTCTCATTGTAACCGTTCATCCTGTAGAGATGCTTCAAGTAACCAGCTTGGTAGCTGTAGAAGTTTTTCTCTAATTGTGCAATCTCTGCAGAAGTACCAGAAGCGTAAGAAGAACGCTGTACTACAACAGGATCAGCAACAGTGTTACAAGGATCAGCTACAATGAAGTCAGCTGTGGTTGCAGGTCCGCTAAATACGAATGTACGGAACCACATTCTGTCATACTCGAAAGGAAATGCTGCCACATCACAAGGCTGACCATATTTGGTAAGAGGCTTACCAGTGATACGCAAGAAAGCGTTTTGGTCGTTACCAATTCTCTGGAACTGATAGAAGTCAGAGAAAGTGATGTTGTCAGGGTTGTTACCAGGAGCTTGAAGATTGAAGTGATAAATCACATCATCGATCAAAGCAGGTACATTAACGCTAGTACAAGGATCACCACCGCAATCACAACAAGGTGCGTTTACAGTTACTGAACGAGTAAAACCGTTGAAGTACAATGTGTCAAGGTAGCTAGAGTGAGCACGAAGTGTTACAGTGATAATGTCACCACACTGTGCGTTCCAGTTAACAACGTCTGTAATTTGAGTGAGAGGAGTAGGACAACCGTCCACTTTGTACCACTCAGTTACATTGCTGTTACAACCAGATCCTGAAGGACAGCCTTTAATTTTATCTGAACGCTTAGAGCCTTGCAGATAAGTGTTTGTACGGCCCTGCGCAATGTAAAAATAGGGAGACGCTGCAATGTTTGCAGCTGTAGCTAGAGTGTAGTCGGATTTAAAAATACCAAACTGTCCAGCTGTCAAGTTTTGCGTAGATCCAGAACTAGGGAGCGCAGTTTGCCCTACTGGAACTACGAAAAGCGTAGTTAATGAAAAATCAGCCATTTTGCTTTATTTTAGGTGATTGAAAAATTTATTCGTTTGTCTGTATCCTGAACTGTGCACTTTGAACAGCAGCAGCGTTCTCTGTGTACATTGCTAGGTTTTGTACTGTTAAGTCTAACAACTCATCCTCTAGATAGAGTTCAAGTTCGCAGTCTTGGTCAACTGATGGTTGGCCATCTAACATGATATATCCTTGTTTGTTAATGTATACAGGATAGCGCATGTAAGACATATATATCTTACTCGGAGTGAACGTACCATCTGTGAAGATGGATATTTCGTCTGTCGAGAGGAAGTTGAAAGTCTCTTGATATTCAAAAGACGGCCTATAATGTGTATTGTTCAGAATGAACTGAAGGTCACCATGTTTGGCTAAGTCTCTGTTAATCCAGATCTTTCTATCCTTACACACCCCTTTGTCAGCCAGTACATATGCATCTAAATAGAACATGTACTTAGGAACAAGCAGGTGTAGATCAGCAAACCATTGATTTAGTTCAGCGTTCTTAATAGTGAGGTCAAGAGGTTGATGGTTATATGTTATGACCAAGCTTTGGAGGTCCTCATAACGCTTTTTAAAAGCATCGAGTCCCATTCCACTTACCACACTAAAACCATCAACCTTTTGTTTTATCAGCTTAATCTGGGCCTCATTGAGAGCCAGAATTTTATCTTCCAAGTTAATTTGCTGGTGTATATTAGTTGATAGTTTATTTAGTTTTTGGTCTATCTTATATAATAAACTATCTACTGGTATCATACTGCAGCCAATTTCTTAGTTTTTAGCTTAGCTTCGAGAGTCAAGAGCAAGTCTTGATTATCATCATCAACAAGCAATTTAATTAAATCATCTTCATCCTTAGCTATTTCAAACTCACCTTCATAAATTTTACCGTTAGGTTTAGATCTATATATTGAGTGAAGAAGAGATTGTTTCACTAAGTCTTTGATATGGAGTAAGTTATCCTTCATGTCTGCGAAGCGAGTGAACACTTCAACAGGATTTAACCCTTGATACTTACCGTTTTTAAATTCGGTTTGTTTGAGAACATTGTCTACAAGATTGTAAACTGCTTCCTCTTTAGTATCATCAGTTACAGGTAGTCCCAACAAACGTGCCACTTTTCTTTTTCTTTCAGGAGTCATGCTGTCAAACTTAACAATAGCTTTGTTAATCATTTGCTTCTTCTTGAAGAGAACAGCATTCTCGATTTCATCATCAGCTACGTAGAACTGAGTTTCAGCAGGATATTCACCACGCTCCCAAGCTTGATATGAGCTTGCAATTGTAGGATGAACACGGAGCCATGAAAACGCTAATTCCTGAAAAGGAATGTTAAGATCAAAGAAGTTATCACTATCTAGAAGTTTTACAGGCTGAACATGCAGCGTATCACTTGTTGATGTAGACAATCCATAGTTCCAGAAACTAGAACGAGGACCTAAGTCAACATCTCCCAATGCAGATTGTAATTTGTCTCTAAGAACTGTAACACGCTCAGTCTCTAGTTCTTTCTCAAGAGGATCAGAGATTCTGCGGATGTAACTAGCATTAGGATCAAGTCCTGTTCTGTACTGTCCATCCAATTCCTTGTAAGGATACTTAAATACCCCTGTACCAGGAATACGTGTTAGGCCTTTAAGTGAAAGACCGCCTTGCATTGTTTGAAGTTGTGAGTTATTATACTCCTTCTTAATAGTTGAGATTTTACCTAACTTACCCATATGTAGTTTATTTTATTTGGTTTATTTTGCAGAGTGATTCCCACCGAAGGGATAGCGATTGGGAGACACCCCAGTCCAACCACTCTGTAAGTGAGAAGAGCTCCCCCACGGGGATGTGGGGGGCAATCTCTTCTCGATATAAGGGGTCTAAGGATTTTATCCTTAGAATGGTTCCTTAGAATTGTGGGATTTCTTCAATAAGAACTGTACGAGACAAGTCTTCAATGAATACATCACAACGGTCTTTCATCCAGATTTCGTATCCTGGGAATTTGTTCGCAGAGCTCATACCCTGAGACTTAGCAAAGCCTAAGTGGTGGCGAGTTCCATCGATATAACCCCAAGTCATAGAAGGTGCACCCTTCATACGTACTTCACGGATGTTGTTAACCAATGAACCATCAGACATAGGAGATACGTCGAACACCATGAATACAGGTGTGCTCTTCTTGTTCTGACCAAATTCAAGGTTAGTTTGAGGAAGGTCAAGTTCTTTCAAGTGAATTAACTCAACACGACCAGTTTCACGAGTAACCATTGCATCGAATGCAAAGTTGTAAGTGATATGCTGGCCTTCACCCTGCATGTAACGGTTTCCAGAATCAGCCATGAAAGTCAAGCCACTGTTTAAAGCGTCTGTCTTTAAAGCTTGTTGGAATACGTCAAATCCAGCCTCATTAGTGTACATTTTAACACGACGGTCTTTAACATCCACACGTCTGTAGAATAAATCACCAAACACAGAACGAATCAAGTTTGCAGTGAATTCTCCACGGTTGTATTGAACTAAGTTACCGTTGTTACGCATTCTGTGATAAACACCAGCAGATGTACGCTTAAGTTCTTGCTTGCTACCGTTAGTCTTAACAGTACCAGGACGAGACCAAATCATACGCTTAACTTTTAATTCAAGCATAGACTTACGCATCCAGAACTCAATAAATGGCTCCCATTTAACATCGTTACGAGTTAAAGGAAGTTGGTTACGACGCTGAGGTGCATATACAAGGATGTCTAAAGGACGACCTGCAGAGTCACGCATCATTTTGTCATCAGCCCACTCAGTGATTTTGTGCTCGAAACCATATGCAGAACCTAAAGATTCAAACATAGTGATTTGCTCACCCAAACGAGGAAGACCCAATAAGTCTTGATCGAATTCACCAATTGCAGCATCAACCAACTCAAGTTCGATACCTACCTGTAAGAAGGTTGGGCTTACGAAGTCTACAGTTGGATTGTCTGTAACAAGTGTGAAGCTGTAAAGGAAGCCCATGTTCCAAGGAACTGGATCCTTAATAACGTAAAAACGAGGACCATATTGACGAGTACCAACAGAAACGATTGCGTTCTTAGAGAACTCGTTTGTGTCAATTACCAATTGGAACTCTTGACCATCGATACCAGGCTTGCTCAGCTCAGCTGTAGAAGCAGGGATGTCGATAATCTTAGGGAATTTGTAGGGAACAGCTACTTGCCATTTCCAAGCATCGCTATTATTATCAATGTAATAAGGCGTGCTTTTGTTGATCATGTCAAGGAAGTCATTGCTGTAAAGAGAGCTCTGTGTGTAGAGGCTGATGATTTTCTTATCGTAATCAGCAGGCTCGGTTGAGTGAAAGCTCTCCAGGTGGTTAGCGTCAGTTAGCTTACCCACAGCACGCTTGTCCATTGATGCGACACGAGCATACGTGAAGCCAGTTAGACCTGGGATTGTTTGAATTGCCATTTTGTTATCCTTTTATTTATTAAAATTTAAATGAACCATGAATTTTGTTTGGCTGGTTGACCACTGCTAGATGCCTTAGTTTTAGTCACTTGTCTAGCTACTTCCCCAAACAGTTCGTTCGATTTCTTTGAAACGCCTGTTCTTTGGATGGTAGATAGTGTAGGATCTTTTTCTAGGATTTTAAGCAGGAGGGCAACTTTCACCTTTGTTGCATGGTTCTCAGGTCTCTTCAATTCCAAGATGGTTTTGTCGAAATCAGTGAGTGTCTCACCGCTTGCTGTCTTGTATTTATCTACCAGCAGGAAGTCTTGTAGTTCGTTTGCCAACTTGGGGTTGATGGGGATTCCATCAAATTCCTTAGATTTCAGTTTGTCTTGAAGGACTCCCTGAACATTCTGGATGTATTGGTTTTTAATTGCTTGTTTTTGTTGGAGTTCCACCTCAGCCTTTTGCTCCATTTGGGCAAGTTTCTGGGCTTCCTTCTTAACCAACACTTTGTGATGTTTTGTAGCTACGCTCTCAAGATCACCATAGTTTTTGAGTCTTTCAACTTCTGTATCAATGTCTTCAGGCTCAAAACCTTGGTCAGCTAATGCTTGTTTGATTACTGACACTTGATTGTTCTCTTGTGAAAGATCCATTTCAGAGAAGCTCATCACATTATTATATGCACCAAAGTAATCTTTGGGGTTAACACCTTTTACAAATACAGCCTCAAACGCTTGTTGATAATCCTCGCCAAACTGACCAATGAAGTTTTGCACCATCTCAACAGCTCCCTTTTTCTTTTCACTTTGGAAGCGTTCTAAGAACTCTTCAGGGGTGGATATGCTTATATCTTCTTCATCATCATCATCCTTTGAGAAAACACCGAGTTTGAAAAGGTCACGAGATAAAGCTGTGAATTGACTCACTTGCTCTTCTCCTTCTCCCTCTCCTTCTTCGTTACTATTTTCTTCAGCAGGTTTAGCTTCAGTTGCTGGAGCTTTCTTCTTAACTGGTTGAGGATCAGCCTCTTCTTCATCTTCATCTTCTTGAGTGTTATCACCAAGGAAGCTTGATATGAGATCTTGACCAGTGAATTCTTCACCATCTGCTTTAGGAACAACTTCTTTTCCTTTTGGAACATCGGGTTTTGGATCTGGAGTAGGAGGTTCAGCAGTTTTTACGATCTTCTGAATATCATCAGGGTTACCTGTTGATGTCTCAGGAGACATAAGATCATTGAGAAGTTCTGTACTTCCAGGTCCCATCTCCATAGTATTTTCAATACTAAAGTTACCGAATGACGGGGTATCTAGGTTTTCAGCCATATGTAGTTTGTTTAAATTGGTTTATACGCTTGTAAAAATAGTCAGAGATTGTTGAATAGCAAAGAGTTATGCATCTATATACACCATTTTCGTATATAATATAGCATTAATCTAATTTACTCTAATCAAGTTTGTTTATCACCGTGTCGTTTATTATCCTGTATGAACGCATTGGAGCTATGTCAGTGAGTGTAACTTGTTGGATTTCAACACCCCACTTTCTTGCCTCCACTCTAGCTTTCTTCGTGAGGATGTTATCAATCTCAGTATCTATACACTCATCTAAGGTTTTGTCCATGATGATGTTCTTGATAATGTATTGTGTCATATCTGATATAGCATCCTGAGCATCATACACTTCTAATATAAATGTCTGAATATCAGCTATTTTGTATTTGATCAACCCCTTCACAACAATGTTCTGTTTGTCTTTAGTGTAAAGACTCTGTGGGGATAGGCTCAATGTTGTAACTACAACATGCTGTTCCATAGGATCATCCACAAATGGGATGCGCCAATGAAAGCCAGGTTTAACTACCTTGTGGAATTTACCAAAGCGTAGAACAACTGCTTCCTCAAAATCTCTAACGATAAAGAAGGGAAGCAGCTGTTCAAACCAGCCAGTTATTAAGTCAATTAGCCTATCAAACATTATTCAGGTTTTTTAGAGCGTCCCTTAGCATTTTCTCTAGCGATTGCTAAGTCGTTTCTCTGATTCTCACGATCCACTTGTAACTTCTCTCTTTCAAGAGCAATCTTCTCAGCAGCTAGTCTATTCTTGGTACTAAGGTCAGCCATCTTTGCCTGATAGTCTTTAGTCGTTCTTTCTTGTTCTGCGTTTAACTTGCTGATTTCCAATACGTCAGGAGTTCCAGTTTTATCCACGTCAGAAAGAGGACCCATGTTCTTTGCTTCAGCAGCAATCAGGGCAATCTCTTTCTTATTGATGCGATCAAGCTCATTCTGATAATTATCATTAGCAATATCTTGTTCTTTCTGTACTTGAGCTTGTTGAAGCTGAGCCTGGGCAATTTGACCCTGTTGCTCAACTTGCTGTTGCTGAATCTGGAGCTTCTGTTGTTCCATGGCCTGCTGTTTATCACGCAGATCTTTGAACACTTTCTTCATAGCTCTCATAGACTTAGTGCTGTAAAGCTCAATTACATCGTACAAGCTTCCACCATTCTGCATCAAAGGCTGAGCCAATTGACGAAGCTCGTTAAACATTTGTGTATCTTCAGGACGATTTGTCAAGAATACCTTCAAGTCACGGAATCTTAAGTCTGTACCATTTACAGATACAAATGCTGATTCACCCTCGCTAGTGATGTAGCTGAGTGTAGACTGAGGCTTCTTAGATTCTACGTATAGAGCAGCATCAATGATTGCTTGATAGAGCTGACCCATTACATATTCATGTGCAACAAACCATGGTTCTGTTTGAGAATAAGACTGAGACACAGCTGTGTTTACACCTGTAGCACTCTCACTAGCTGACACAGATCCCATACGCTGTCTACTCATACCCACAAGCTCCCAACACTCATTCTTAAGCTGTTGTGCTAACGTGTAACGAGATTGTATCTCCTGTGTACGCGTGAGGTCAATATCTCTAAATTGGTTGAAGCTAGAAGGACTCTTCAGGTTCTCAGGAGAATCGTCAATAAACATAACCCCTCTATTCCTTGCCTCCATTTCCCAGATGTCTAATGCATCTTGAGCATCACCATCCTTAGGAATAGGAATGTGTCTGATGGATGTCAAATACACCTTACCCACTTCCTTCTCAAGGAGTTTGTAAAGCTGGTTCATACATACGTTGTATAACACCTGGAAAGGCTTCATCAAATCTACCAGAGACTTAGACTCTGTATTCTTCACCTCAAAAGTTGTACCAATGATAGGACAATAGTTGAGAAGCTTATAAGGTTTAACGTGATAGATGTCAGGTCCAATCTTTGTACCCTGATACCACTGGTTAATCCATCCCCATTCTAATGATTGTTGTGTTGGCATGGTTCCACTCTTGTAACTTTCATCCACAAGAACAGACTGTTCATTACCAAGCTCATCTATATAAATGAGTTTACCAATCTTCTTCTTACTTAACCAATAGCAACGAACAACAACATACTTGTATCCAAATGAAGACACATTAGATGTAAGTCCTAAGAAGTCTTTTAGTCCGTCATTGTTCTCCTTCATCTCTGATTCAATAATCATACGTGTCTGAAGAACAAGAGGGTCAAATGTATCATATTGTACTGAGTCAATACCAGGAATAGCATTAGGATTACCTAGGTTAGATTCACGTACATTGATTAATCCATAATCTTGAAGAGATGAACGTAAGTGATCAATCTCCTCTTTGGTGAGATCAGGAATACTTTCAATGATTTCTGAAAGTTCCATAACTTGTACTGTACCAGCGGCATAAGCACCCTGTGCTCTACCAGTAGGGTCAGAAATATACTTTCTATCAGGAGTTGTAAGAAACCAAGTGTTTTTTGGGTTAGCCACTTCGATGTTAAAACCAAGCTTAGAGTTGTCTTCATATATGTGATAGAACTCTCTCCCAGAAATTAGCATATCGCGAAATGCATCTTCACTTTTTTCCTTAAGATTGAATTCAGCTTTTTGACATGTTAAAACGTGATTAGCCCATTTCTCAGCTACAGATGTATAACTATCCAAAGTGTCTTGCACTTCATCCATAGTCATTTCTTGAACCTCTTCGTCAGACAACTCTTCCCCTTGCATGGCAGCATTTGCTAGGATTTGCTCTTTTGCTTTTCCTAGAACATACTGCTGAAGGATTTGTGTCTTAAACTCAAGCTCTTCAGATTTACTGTCATCATCAAATGCCTTCACCCTGAATGTATCAGGGCGTTTGCTAATCTCACCAACCAACTCATTCACAGGAGTGGTCATGATGGAATACATCTTTACATATGCAGGAAGCTGAAGATCAGCTGTCATCATATCTGTAAAGCTCTTCACTGTAGGCTCTTGATAGAAGTCTTCCATCCTCAAGATGCCTTTTATTAAATCGTAGTTTTTGACAAAGGTGTCACGGTTCTTTACATACTCAGCGTAAGCCTTGTTTGCAAAGTAGTCCATGGTGTTCTTTATCCAACTTTCGTCTTGCTTTTCCTTGTCCGTCTTAAACTGGTCAGGGAATATATTTAGATAGGCATATCTAATTGTAGCATCTTTCGTATATCTAATGATAGCCATTATATAAAAAGTTTACTTTTTTTCACTTTATTAAATAACCCACGAGACTCTGTAAACAGAACGTTCTTCTTATTGGGTTTGAATATTGCACTCACTCTTGGATCAGATGAACCACCCACTTTACCAAGTACAGGATCCATCTTAAGGGCCTGAGCTATAGCGAGTTCTGCAGCAATGATACGGTCAAAGTTACCTTGATCGTTAAACTGAATTATCTCTTCTAGCAATACAGGATCAAATATCTTTGACACTCCCTGCACCTCTTTGATGATGTTACCATCTTCATCTTTCTCGGTGTATATCACTTCCTCCATATACTTCTTGAGGCAGTTGTGCAGATAGTCTCTTATCTTCTCAGAGCTTCTGTGTACACCATAATCACGCTTCACTGTTGTACCAGGCACCACCTCTTTCAACCAATCAGGTTGTTTCTCAAGGTAGTGTGCATCTCCTTTTGCTTTCATATATTCTATGAACGAGATGTCATCATTCTCACAGAGCGTACGTGCATTGTAATATTTGATTAGAAGTCTAGCCTGTTCTTCCCAGGTGTCTTTCTTATCAGGTCTTGCACAATACGAAGCTACGAACATATCTTGATATTTCTCACCAGTTATGTCGTGCATTCTCTTATAAACATACACAGATCCTAATGATGTAGAATAGGCAGCTTGTCCCTGTCTGTAGGGATCGACCCCAGCTACATACAATCCATATGGAGGACTTTCAATAGGAAACTCATATATGATAACAGGAGCATCCTTTAGATCGCTATTCTTTAGAGGGAAGTTGGTTATAGGCTGTTTGTCTGTAAACTCGTGACTGATTTTCTCTCCGTCATGAAACAGAACTACAGGAGTGCCTGTACGCCCCTGGTTAAGCAGTCTACCCTTTTGACGTTTAGCTGCCTCTATATCAAATATATTTGTGTCCTCATTCAGGAAGATGTCATCCACTTCAAGTGGGTAGTACATCTTTTCTTTTAGATAGGCCACCCTATCTCCTGCTTTCTTCAGACGTTCAAGGTTGGCTGTAGTTATTTCAAGGGCTTTCTCTTCATTGCTTACAAGCATCTTGACATTATGAAGATCGCTTCCTTCAGGTTGTTGAAGAAACGCACCCAACGTACTTTCTTCCTTAGCTTCCATTCTATACTTATACGAAATAAACAAGCCATGAACACGTCTCTCATCTTTTTCATTGTTATAAGCAAGGAAGTTAAAGTTGTCTGCGTCAAACATCAAGGACTTAGCGTCCATGAATTTCTTCATATCACCACCTGTTCCTGTCAGGAGAGGAGAACATCCCCATCCATACGGAGTGGTGAAACCAGGCACAGCTGCCTGAAAACCTCTGAGGAAGTTGCCCTTACCAATCTCGTCAATAATTAATTTACGAGGCTTGGTACCTGCAATTGCTTCTTCATTATTACCTTCATCCAAGTTACGGATGAGGATTTGAGAGAACGGTATACGTTCTCCTCCACGAGTCTTGATACCTAGAGTGACTTGGTTTTTCCAATTATCCTCAACTCTCTGCCATCGCCATGCTTCAGGTAAGAAGTTAAGGCCCTTGTCCAGCTTATCTGTGATCAGCTTTATGTCGGGGGCGTTCAACCCAGCGATCACATTCTGGGAGTTTTCATCAAATGTTGCGCCCCACCCTATGTAAGAAGCCTCTAAAACAGACTTGGCAAAACGTCGTATTCCTAGTATCACCAAGCCCTTTTTTTCTTGTTGTGCCCTGTCAATCTCATTTGTCACAATCCATTCATTATCACGTAACAGGGGGTTGGCATATTTCTGGTAGATGCGTCCTCTTTCATCAATAACATCCACCTCTGTGTGCCACACATTTAAATGCCAATAGAGGAATGGGTTGATGTATGTCCCATTCATCATGCATCCATTTAGACATAACTCTTTATGAAAGTCAAAGAATGACTTATACTCAGCTGACTCACGGTCAGGGAGTCTTCCCTGATTAATGAACCAGTCTTTGTAATCTATACTTATAAGCTCATTCATCGTCTGCTTTTTAGGAAGTCTTCAGCCATGGTGGATAGTTCTCCACTGCCTCTGATTTCCACTTTAGCTTCTTCCTTCTCACGTAGTTTTTCCACCACCTCTAGAAGTGCTAAGTAATTTTTCATGGTTTCTTGTATGAACTTACCCTGTGCCTCGATGGAAGCTATCACCATAGGAAGCATTCCTCCTTTGGCTGTAGGTTTCCATTCAATCCTGTCTTTTAGTTCATGCAGGGGATTTGCATCCACATAAGCTTTCCATGATGTGAGCTGTTGTTCAGCCCATTCAAGCTCTGTATTAATGTATGTAGTTTTCTTAATAATCTTCGCCATCTTCTTCTTTTAGAATATTCTCCAGATTCATCCCCTCCTTTATAATCTGATCAATTTCGCTCTCATCTGTGTGAGGAACGTCCATGTCAAGCTCTGATTTATACTTCTCAAGAGCAAACAGTATCTCTTTATCACTAAGTCCCCACACATCCCCATATTCATCTAGCGCAGTGGCTATGTGTCTACCCATATTGTAGTTAGGGTAGGATATATGTAATTGCTGGAAAAGTGCAAGCACTCTGTAATAATCGTTGGGTCTTCCCATATCTGTCATTTAGAGCAAGATCCCTGAGCTCGCTGCTGTAAACTTGGTGAGGCTGGGCTGAATCACAGAACTGAGAAGTTTCTCAATCTCGTCATTAGCCAGTTTTTTCACCTCTGGGCTTACTTCAGGTGTAGCAATCAAGGCTGCTAATTTTTCAATAACTATCCACGCTTCTACTACTGGATTCATATTAATTGGTTTAAGTCTTCGTCTGATAAATCTTTGTTGTCGTCAGGATGTTCTAACTCTATGTCTATTTCAAACTCATCCTCTGGATTGACATTCATGTATTCCTCACGAATGGCTACAGCTATATTATCCTGCACTTCATCAGGGACACCCACTATGTCAACATAGTCTGCTCCCTTTTCCCACGCATCGTGAAGAATGTCTAAAAACACCTTCAACGGAATCTTTTTGAAAATCACCTCGTTATTTTCCATCTTTTTTGATTTGCTCTTCTTGTTCTTGCGTAACCTCTGCCAGCCATTTCTCTAACGGACAGGCACATGAAAGACATTTGGTTTTAGCAGACAATGTGCATCCACAATGGGTGCAATGAGCGTCAAGACGGATGGTTTTGTAATTCTTTCTGTTAGCTGAGTGGAATTCACACTGCTTACAAATGCTTATTCTTTTATTGCTCGTCTCTAATATCGCTGTCTTCAACTTGTCTGGGGGGATGAGGTTGTTCCTCCACCCCTCGTAAATCTGTGAAAGCATACATTCTTGGTTTTAAATCTCTTATGCCATCCAAGGCTATCTGAAGCTTAAGCTCGTACGACTTCCTCTTCTGCTCTGTTAGGCTAACGTCCTCCAGCTTCTTTGTGAACAGGGCCACCTGGCTCTCGTATTTCTCCATTTGCCTTGTTGCCTTCCCGTCATTGAAGAAGAACTTCCCAAACCCACTGATCTCCAAGCTCTTATGTTTCGTCAACGCTTGGTTGGCCTCTTGAAACTGATGGTTAATGACAGCCTCAATGGTCTTCTCACTAATGAGCATCTTGGGAGCCAGCTTCCTAATAATCCAGTCTTTGACAGACAGGCTTACGGGCTTATTGTCCGTGAACAAGTCTGATTTCAAGGGTGACGTCATTTTCAAAGTTTAATACTATCTTGGGGTTCACCTTCACCTTTGTCCCATCCTTCACCAAAACCCCCATCTTCTTCAGCCTGGAAATGATGTTATTTATGGACGGATTGGTGGTGCCATAGGTGTCACAGAAATCCTTCCTTATATTAGCATAGGAGATGTTTCCCCTAATAGCTGTAAAAGCAAGAAGCTGCACTTCCCTTTGTGTCAACCTAAGATCATTCACTGCAGAAAGAATAGTATAATACCTTTCAGCTACCTTATAGCTGTCAGCTTCTTCTTTCTTCAGTTTTTGTAATATCACCGTCATATAGTTGTTACAAAGATAGGAAGTAATTCTAACATATTCAAATACAATCTTTTAACCTATTGCTATATTATGCTATTTTTTCCACCACATCTTCCCCATTCATTGACTTACTGTCTGTAGGAAGCATATATTCCTAACCCACCCTCCACCCCAAAGGTACAACCTCCTCCATATAACCACCAAATTTATTTTTTTGTAAACCTATACCTTTACAATATGTAAACTAATGTCAAGCTACCCCTTTACTTTCATCCCCCCCTAATTTGTTCCACGTGAAAAATCCCCCCTGTCCATGAGGGGGGAGGGTACTCCATACCAAGGACCCGGGGGCAGAGTGCGCGTGGGAGCCACCCCCCGTGCATTAACTAACAAGGAGACACCTTGTAAAAAACTGTCGAATTATTATGGCACAAGAACTACGTGTTAAATCAGGCGTTTGGTCAGCAAAAGGTAACTTCACTGCAAAGACAGCTTATGGCAAAAGTTTCTTCATCCACAAGAACCAAATGGCAGAGTTAGGCTATGCACCTAACGATACTGTTAAGTTCCCATTCTATGCTGTTGTTGACAGCACAATGATTGGTCAGCTTGACCAAGATGGTAATCCTGCAATTGGTGAAGACGGTAAGCCAGTACAAGTTGCTCGTGAAAGCGCATTGAGCGTGTTCGCTAACTTGGAAGAACTACAAGCTTGTGCAATTGAAGAGCGTACTATTGGTGCAGACATTGAGATTGCTGTTCAACAGCACGTTCGTGCAAAGGTGAGCACAGCCAACCTCAGCGAGCAAGCACTTGATAGCATCCTTGCTAATTCATTAGTGTAACATTATTAGGAAGTGTTCTCTTAATTGAGAGCACTTCCTTCTCTTCCTTATATATAAGGGTGGGAAATGATGAATCATTGCAAGGGGTGGGTACATAAGTGATTGATTTTCTGTGAGTTAGAGAGATGGTGTGTAACCCATTAGGGGTTATAGGGGTCTTTACATAGATACACTGATTGTGTAGTCTAGAACAATAATATAGCATTAACACAAACATTTATACATATGAAGATAGTAATAACATTCATTCTACTTATAACATTGCTTATAGGGGGATGTACAATTAGTTCTTGTCCTGGGACATCAGGATATCAAATGTCAATAGACTGTGATTCTATTCGTATATATGATGGGAATAGGTATGTTGGCTCATTAGCTTGTTCAGCTGTTCCTGCATTAGATAGTCTTATTATAGAGGACAATAGATAACACATTATTAATCAATCATTTAAAATAATTTGACATGTTTACGCCACAACAAGCAGTTAGACTTACATCTTGGTTTCATGTAATGGAGCGTGAAGTAAATCCTGATAAGGAGGATGTAAACCTTCTTAGGCAGATTGCAGAGCTTCTAAAGGATGCAGAAGGTTCTGAGGGACCAGACTATGTTACATATAAAGAATATTATAAGCATTTAACAGAGGTTGAGATTCCTCAGCTAGAAAAGACTTATATATAAAGATATTAATGGCAAGCAAGTACACGGGGATGCATTTCTATGCTGTTCCCTCTTTTTTCTTATTAATTCATCAATTAAATACAAATCGTATGAAGCACATTCTTCGTATTCTACTCATGGTAGTAGCGTTCATCATTATTGTCCCATTCATGGCTATATATTGCCTGTGGGAGTTTGATTTCAGTCCTGTACGTCAGTTATACAGAGACTTTGCAGAAACAATGGGTTATCCATTTAGGGCTCTCTTCAAGAAAAAGAAGAACAGGAGCTCTTCAACAATTTTGTTTGTTACAGCAGCTATTGCTATATTTATGTTGCAAAGTTGCAGGACAACAGGCTATGGCTGTAAAGGTAGAATGACTTGGGAACAGGTTGTTCGTAAAGCTAATAGGCCTTAAATAGTTTATTCATCCCTTCAATACAAATCAAATGAAAAGATTAACATTCACGCCCACAGAGTTCAAGCTATTTCAAAAGCTTGCCAATCACATGCAAATCATATTTATGTACACAGTGTCTCACGGTCTTGTTATCGTTGAGGCTAGTGCATATGAACTCGAAGGGTTGGGTTACTAGTTGTAGCTCTGGAGCAGTCCTGAAATATGGACTGTTCCTTTTTTTATGTACGTAAATTGGAAATATATTGCTCATTTAGATGTTTTCGTTGTAATTTTATACGCCAAAACATACAAAAGAGAAATATATTGCTTATTTGCATGTAAAAACGTATAATGTCCGTTAAAATGCACATTATAGCTCATTTTTGTCCGTTATAAAGGACATTATAGCTCATATGTGAGCGATAAATGGGTTTTGGTAAGGCATAAATGAGCGATAAACGGCCAAATCAGGAACTAAAACACGTCCAAACACGGAAGCAGTGCATGAAGTTTTTGGTAAAATTCATGCAGATTATTAACACAACATATTATAAATCAATTAGTTATGGCAAAAGAGACAACAATAGATTGGATAAAAAGGGAGATGGAGAAGTTCGGTGAACGTTCTCACCTATTATTAGACTGGGAAAGCTTTGACATCATCATTGAGGATGCAAGAGAAATGGAGAAAGAGCAGATAATGCAATCACACATAGATGGTTTTGATCACATAGTAGCAGAGTTTAAGAAAAAAGAATACGCAGAAAAATACTACAACGAAACATATAAAAAACAATAATATGGTGGGAACAACTTTTAGAAAGCACATTGAGAGGTATGAAGCTGGTACATCTGGTGGCTCTTTATATCAGAGCTGGAAGGTGGTGGCTGATCTTGGACAAGGTATATACAGTTGTGTTCGTGTAGATAATACACAAGATCCAATGGGTGCTGCTAGTCCACAGAAACGCACATTCAAAGAGGCTGATATTAAGAAATACTTAGAAAATAAGAAATGATGTACTACACAGTGGAACTTGTGCTTAAGAGCTATATGCCTAAGCAGCTTGAAATTGGTATGTGGTTTATCACCAAGATAAATCCAGGTACTAGAAAAGAATATTCAGAGGTGTGGGCGATTGACAAACATCCTCGTGAGACATTAGAAGAGTTTGTTGTCAAGAATGGTGCACCTGTTGAGCCATATTTAATATATGATGAGCAGGTGGTAGCAGAACCACACGAGATTGGGTGGTGGGATGAGGGTGATCATATTGATGAACTCAGAGATATAGAGCTCGCTGATGTTAATTTTATCCTCACAGAATTTGATGGGTATGTGGATGTAGAGATAGATGAGTGGGACTTTGCCCATGAGGAAGAGTTAAATCCTATTTTATATGCTGACAAGATAACCATGTGCCTACCTGGACTGTACGATGATGAGGATGATGAAGAGGAAGATGATGATGAAGGTCCTTGGTTATGTGGTGCGTGTAATGGGTCAGGATATGGTGATACACCAGATGTAGCATGTCTTATATGCAATGGAGATGGTGAAATCTATCCTGTTGAAGAAGAGGATGAAGGTGATGAGGATGATGACAGTTAAACAACATTATATGGCAATTATAATATCTATTAGTGTAGCAGTGGTCTTATCCATCCTATGGATTAGAGGAATAGACTATATGAACACAAATCATCCTGATTACAAGGGTGAAGACTTCTTAAATTAAAGCATATGAAAATTAATCAGGGTCACGTTGCTATGGGTGCAGCATTTGCACTCCTTATTATTTGTTATTTCCAACAAAGAGAACTAGCTAAGCTACGAAATGAACCTAAAATTGAGTTTTACACAGGTGGTGACATTCAAAGAGGGAAAATCATTGATTCTCTTATTAATTTAGCAGATTCATTAGAAACAGAGAACTATCCTTGTCAGATAGAATTAAACCGCTTTAAAGTGGCATTTGAGCTATTTGCTAAGCGCTATCCAAAGGAAGCTTCTATGTATAATGATATTATTTCTAACGAAACTGAATAACATGGTACTAGAAAACATTTCTTACGAACGATTACAAGAAATCGAGCAAGAACGAGAAATCACACAACAAGATCCTAAATTTCAATCTTGGATGCACCAGCTTAACGTTGGTAGGTTGTATGTAAACAGAGATGGTATTGTGAAAGCAAACCAAATGATGGAAAACTGGACAATGAATTCATTAAACAAAACGCATTAATATGGGAATGGATGTATGTGGCAAAGGTAATCCTGATGCCTATTTCAGAGCTAATTGTTGGTCTTGGAGGCCAATACATGCTCTATGTGAAACTGTTATTGATAGTAATGGTCTCAATTTCAATACACAGTATTGGGGATCAAATGATGGCAGAGGCTTAGAAACGCAAGAGGATTGCAATAAACTAGCTGATGCATTAGAAGCTCATTTAAAGAATACAGAGCTCACAGAGGAGAATGATAGAATCTTTTTGTGTTTAGGTTCTTGGTCTACTGCTGATGGTAGATTTCTTTATGAAGAGGAAGAACTTAACAAAACCTATCCTATTGGAACAGTGCTATCAGGTGCTGTTGTTATGAAGGATGGCACAATTGCTTATTCAACTCATTCTGCATCATTAGATCACATTAAAGAATTTATAAGCTTCCTTCGTACATGCGAAGGGTTTGAAATCTGGTAACCAATTAAATCAAAATAAAAATTAAAGCACATGTCAAGGAAAACAATCTTCACAGAAGCACAAATCAAAGAAATGAAAGAGGTGATTCGTACAGGAGAACCTATTACAATGCTAGCAGAAAGATTAGCTCCAACGTACAATGTAACAGAGAATAAGTTACGTAGTAAATTGTACAGTGTGGCTAAACGCACAAAAAAGATTGCTGATTGGGCTGGTCCAAAGCAACGTAGAACAAAAATAGAGAACACTCCTGCACCTCCTACACAGGTGATGGGTAAGAAAGTGGTGATGTACAATGACCATATTCGTATTTATTTCTAATCACATATAAAGCATACACACTATGGCAGCAACCCTCGTTTACCGCTCCTCATGGAGCCCAATAAGACCATTAGTTTATTCTGATGATTGTGACAATCCAAATGTCAACAAACTCATAGAAGCCATATTCAGGCGTAAGAAAACTGATAGGTTAATCTTAGAGAATAACAAGATGTATTATTGTCCTTCGGATGATTACAAAAAAGTTGTTCGCTTGCGTAAATTTAAGTAAATTTGAGCCCACCTCACATCAGGGGTGGGCCTCTTTAAAATTAATCAAATGCCAGAAAAAAAAGATGTAAAAGAAACAGCACGCCTCACTATTATATGTAATAATAAGGAACAGTGTACAGTGAAGACAAAGGGTGATATGAATGAAATGACAGCAGCTCTTGCTTGTTTAATGGATACTAATCATGAGGATAATAAATTTCGTGAGATGATGGCAATAGCCATTCAGCTGATTATCACTGAACATGAGATGAAAGAGAAAAAGGCTGCAAAAAAGAAAAGTAATCCAAAACAAATGGACGGGGTTAAAAGCAAAGAGCCATTTGTAAAGACTAGAAAGAAAGCTGTTAAAAAGAAATAATATGCCAGACATAACAATGTGCGAAGGCAAAGATTGTCCTCTGAAGGAAACCTGTTATAGATATACAGCCGTTCCTAATGAATACAGACAATCCTACTTCGTGAATCCTCCATATGATGATGAGAAGAAAGAATGCACTCACTATTGGAAAACAGATGACTAATGGACAAGGTAATTATCTATGACATAGAAACGCTTAAAGAATATTTCTTGGTCGTGTGTCTTATTCCTCAAGAACCATACAGAGTGTTCAGAGTGAATAAAGACCAGAACGGTTTAGATGCATTCATTAACTTCACAGAGCAGCACAGAGACTATTATTGGGTGGGCTACAATAACTTGCGCTTTGACTCTCAGGTGATAGAATGGGTGATACGCAGTCACCATGACTGGCATGAGCTTTCTAGTCTAGAAATTACAGCTAGAATCCATCAGAAGGCCACAGATGTTATTGATGATGCAAATCATGATGTATTCCCTGAATACAGAGAATATGACCTATCTCTCAAACAGATTGATCTTTTCAGAATACACCACTTTGACAACAAGAATAGACGCGTTAGTTTAAAGAGGTTGGAGTTTGAAATGGATCTTGAGAATATTGAAGAGATGCCTATTCCTCATGATAAGGTAGGATTCACGAACGATGATATCATTAAGACAACAGAATACTGTCTGAATGATGTATGGGCCACGTATCAGTTTTATCTAGTCACTATTGGTGACACTAATCATCCATTATACAAGGGAAACAACCAGATTGAGCTTAGACAAGATATTGAAGCTGAGTTTGGTATACCATGTCTTAACTATTCAGATAGTAAGATAGGTGATGAGATGATTAAGAAATACTACTGTCAAGAGAAGGGAATAGAATACAAAGAACTTCCCAAGAAAGGGTATTTCAGAAAGACTATTGCTGTAAAGAACTGTATAGCACCATATGTAGAGTTTCAAACCAAAGAGCTACAAGACTTCCTCAAGAAGATTAAGAGGTTGAACCTAGGCTTGCAGGATGACTTTAAAGAGGAGCTACATTTCTACAACAATGTCTATTCCTTTATGAAGGGTGGATTGCACACAGAGAATAGCCCAAAGATATTTGAGGCTGATGATGAGCATGAGATAATAGACTGGGACGTAAGTTCCTACTATCCAGCCATTATCATCAATAATGGGCGCTATCCACAACACTTGGGTAAAGAGTTTCTCAGAGGCTATCAAGCCATGTTTGAGAAACGATTGGAGCTCAAGCCTTTAGCTAAGAAGGATAAGAAGATTAAAGGTATTGTAGGAGCACTAAAGCTTGCTGTAAACTCAGTTTATGGTAAGAGCAGTGACATGCAAAACTGGATCTATGATAGACAGCTCACTATGTTCACCACTATTACAGGTGAACTCAGTCTTATGATGCTTATTGAGGCGTATGAACTAGCTGGTATACATGTTATATCTGCTAATACAGACGGTGTAACAATTATGATAAAGAAATGTTACATAGATAAGATGCATGAGATTAATGCCTGGTGGGCAGAGCTCACTAAATATGAGCTAGAACGCACTGACTATCAAAAGACTGTATTTTCCACAGTAAATGATTATCTTGCGATAAAAACAGATGGAGAAGTTAAGAAGAAAGGCGATTTTCTCACGGATTTCGAGCTTCATAAGAACAAATCAGGAAGAGTTATACCTTTGGCTCTTGAACAATATTTTCTTCATAATATACCTGTTGACACTACTATTAGGACTCATAGTAATATCTTTGACTTCTGCCTAAGGCAGAAAGCTAGCAAGGATTTCCATTATGAAGGCATAGATAGATCCACAGGTGAGAAGACTATATACAATAAGCTGATTCGTTATTACATCTCAAATACAGGAGAAAAGCTTTTAAAGGTTAAGAATGAGGACAGTCAGAGTGGTGCTGCAGCTGTTTCCCAAGTGGAAGCTGGTGAGTGGCTGGCCACAGTGTGCAATAACCTGAGCAAAGACCATCCTCTGGATAACATCAATTATGATTATTACATCGAGCGTGCTGAGAAAATAATCTACAAGATTAGTTCTGAAGGCAGGAAACGCAAGGTGGTGGTAAATCCTAACCAACTAAGTTTATTCTAGTATGAACATCAAAAAAGGAGACAAGTTCAAGGACTACATTGGTACTCCTTGTTTTATTAGTTATATCAAAGGGGACATTGTTAAGCTGTCTTTCATTGAAGAGCGTCCACACGTTGAGGTGTGGGATAAAACTGAATTCCTAGAGCAGATAAAGCTCAACAGATTCTTTCCACAGCCTAAGGTGACCATCAATAGAACCAATATACAAACGCATTTAATTGAGTATCAACTCAATATGATTGGTAAAACTATTGAAGAAGCTCAACAACTAGAAGATTGGTATCATCAATGGACCATGACTAGTAAACAGCACGAACTATTTAAGTCTTATGCAATTCCTCTCCTGAGGAAGGTATTTAAATTCAACAAAGGCAAGGCTGAGCAAACATTCCAGTGGTTCGATCTGGGATATGGCCTTCGCATAAAAGACTAACCCATGTTATTTATTATCATCCCTATTGCGCTAATATCTAGCGCCTGGCTATGCTATGAGATGCATAGAGCACCTCTCATCAAAGACAAAGAAGAAATAGATGACCCAACAACTACATGTTGGCACGATGATGATCATTACCCAAATGAAACATTTTAAAATCAACAATTTATGGGAGCACAATCATTTACAGTGAGAAGCAAAGGAAGATCTGCAGAAGAAGCATATAGAAGAGCAGTAGAAGATGCTGATGATGAATATGGACATCAACAAGGATATAGTGGTGCCATTAATGCTACACCAGGATTTAGAGACGCTACTAAAAATTATATGTCAAGTGGCCTTCCTAAGTATAACTTCATAGAGAAGCGCTTAGACGAGCTCACTAAACATCAAGGTGCTGAATGCATATGTATCAGAGAACCAAAGCTTAATACTAACAAGATTAAGACACAGGTGGATCATATTGTAACACCTGGCACCAAGAAATGGATACTTAAATATGTAGTGTACAACAGTGAAGATCAAATGATTGCTTCATGCACTACGAAAGGTGAAGCTGTTAAGAAAGCAAGAGATTACACCGAAAAACACCAACGCACCACAAACATTGTGATGGAAAAGTGCCTTGATAAAGGTAACAAGTTAGTGGCAAAAATCACATACAAAAAATCATCAAATGAACAAGAAGGCGAATGGGAATTTTATGGATGGGCAAGTTGCTAATTTTTCTGAAGATTTTGAGCGGGAATACCTGAAAGAATCCGTATATTTGCAGGCTGACCTAATTAGAACACAGGAAGATATCATGCAGGAAATTATAGAGGAAGAGAATAGACTTCCTGCACGGATTACAGTGATTTATCAGACAAAACACCCCCAACCAGATGAACTTAAAGATAACGCCCTACCATTTTGAAGAGCTCATTAAGAAGAGCTATTCCTTGGACGTTATTTATCTTCTAAAGTTGATAGAGCTGCAGATGGATGTTCAGCCTCTCTGCGAAAGAAGCATGAAGATTGCTGCGCTCTATCAAACTTTAATTAGAAAGGGACTCATATCCACTAGTGATGAGAAGATAACGACGGAAGGAAAAGAGCTCCTCAAGTTTATAGAAAGTAAAGAAGAAACAAAGATTGTTAAGCGTAAGCCTGCCACTACAGAGTTTGAAGAGTGGTGGAAAGCATATCCAGGCACTGATACATTTGCCCATAAGGGTAAGAAGTTTACAGGAAACAGAGGTCTTAGACAGAACAAAGATGAATGTAGACTCAGGTTTGATAAGATTCTTCTTGAGGGAGAATATACAGCAGCTCAAATGATAGAAGCGCTGAATTTTGACGTCCTTCAGAAGAAAGAGAACTCTGTCAAGACTGGCACAAACAGACTCAGCTTCATGCAGAATAGTTTCACCTATTTGAATCAACGAAGCTTTGAGCCATTTATTGAACTAATTAAAGAGGGTGGTAAGGTTGAAGAAACTGATAAACCCGTTGGAGGAACTGACATATGACACAACAAGAGAAAGCAAAACATTTAGTTAGCTTACACTCACTCACTATCCTCAGTAAAATAGGTCATAAGTTACCTATGGATGAGGTGAAAGAAATTGCTAAAGCAGCTGCATTAATAGCAGTAGATGAAATATTAGCCGCTCTAAAGTGGTGCATTGGTGATAGCCAAGTGGAGTATTGGCAAGAAGTTAAAAAAGAAATAGAAGCATTATGAAAACAGCTATGCAAGAATTAATTGAGTTGATTAATACAAGACATTATCTTAGCAATTTTGTTATTAGAGATAAGGCAATAAAATTACTTGAAAAAGAAAAAGAGCAAATAATAAAAACAGCAAGTGATGTAGATAGTGCTAATTTTTGGGCAGAATATGAAGGATTTGAAGAATACTACAACCAAACCTATAACCAAAACAAATAACCTATGAGCTTTGAACTATTAAAACACGAGGTTGAGCTTGGCTTGACAGGGAGGAATAATGGGATACCTATGGGTTTTGATAGACTTAATAGGTACATTGGTATCCGTAAGAGCATGTACTTTCTTGTGGGTGGCTTAACAGGTTCTGGTAAGACATCCTTCATAGATGATGCATTTGTTTTGAATCCATTTGACTGGTATATCATGCAGAAAGCCCCAAATATTAAGCTACGCATCATATATCGTTCAATGGAGCGCTCTCGTACATACAAACTAGCTAAATGGGTCTCTAGAAAAATCTTTCTAGATCATGCTATGATTGTTCCTGTTAGTAAGTTGCTTGGTTGGAATGAGAAGATGACCAAGGATGAGCACGATCTGTTCTTGATGTATGAGGATTACATGAATCAGATGAATGATGTCATCACTATTATTGATGGTCCAGAGAATGCTGTGGGTGTAGCCAAAGAATTAAAGGCGCACGCTTTGCAAAATGGGCGCATTGAACAAGTGGATGAATTTAACAAGCGCTATTTCCCTAACAATGATAACGAGATAACCATTGTTATCATTGACCACATTGGTCTATTGAAGACCACAAAGGACCAGACTACCAAGAAGCAGGCTATTGATAAAATGTCAGATGAGCTCAGATATGCTCGTGACTTTTATGGGTATACGCCTGTTGTTGTGAGTCAGTTCAACCGTGACATTAGCAATCCTATCAGGATAAAGAACGGTGATGTTGAACCTCAGCTAGAAGACTTTGCAGAGAGTTCACAGACACAGAACGATGCTGATGTTGTATTAGCTCTATTTGATCCTATGCGTTACAAGGTGGCTGACCCTAGTGGTTATGCTCTTGATAAGCTAAAGGATGAATTTGGAGCCAAGTATTTCAGAAACCTTAGGCTAATTAAGAATAGCTATGGAGAAGATGATGTGCGTATTGGTTTAGGCTTTATGGGCCAGATTGGTATGTTCAAAGAACTGAAGAAGCGTAAAGACATGACTGATTCAGATTATGAGTCTGTAATAAACAAGACGTTCTTCTTAGGAAAATAGATATGAAAACGATAATAATAACAATCATTGTATGGGAAATAGTAAGAAGAGTAGTAGGAAGATTAATCCTAAAGTACATGAATGGAAGATGAAAATAGCTTTCTTCACCATTGGGATAATAGCCTATATAGGACTTTTTATCATGGGAGTCATACAAAAAGTGGCAGATTTAGTAAATAAAAGTATAAACAAATAACTATGATGAGTATTAAAACCTTCTCTACAGTTCCCTGTAAGGAAGAAACATTTTGGCAGATTATTCTATTACCAACTATAACAATACTCAGGAGCCCTGATATTAATAACAGATACACTGTTGTTAATCTAGAGTGGCTTTTCTGGAGTATGTCAATCTTTTTCAATGACAAGACAAGAGTATCTAACGATAAGGAAGAACAATCCTACTATACTGATATATGATAGGTACAGAGAAAGACATGATCCTGCTAAACACGGCAGGCTCATGTCTGCTCAAGAGATGCTTACATTTCTAGCTATGTGGCGCAATCCTCGTGATATACTAGATGGTATAATAGAGGAATTGGACGCAAAGTATGAAGTGGTTGAGCTATTAGATAAGCATGGACATATTATAAAACTACTATGACATTAAGAGATAAACGACAGCAGGAATTTGCTGATGCTTGGATAAATGCTGGTAAGTTTGGTATTCTCAACCTGTGTCCCAGGTTTGGTAAAATATATACCACCATCAACATTTTAGAAAAGCTGAAGCCTAAAAGCATACTTATTACCTATCCAGACAATAAAATCAAGGAATCATGGCAAACAGACTTTGAAGCACGTGGTTATCTTAGTAGCTTCATTACGTACACCACTCACTTATCGTTACATAAGTATGCAGAAGAAGCATATGATATGGTGATAATTGATGAGATACATCTACTATCTGATAATCAATTGTTTGCAACCAAAGACCTCATTAAGAACAATGATGTTGTGTTAGGACTAACAGGCACATTGTCTAGCTGGACAGAGAAAACACTCTGTGAGCATTTAGACTTATGTGTTGTAGCTACATACACAATTGAGCAGGCTATTAAGGAAGGTGTTATTGTGGACTATGAAATCACGGTGGTAAAGGTTCCTCTAGATAACAAGCGTGTGAATGATTACAAAGGTAAGAAGAGAACAGAGAAAGCTCAGTTTGAAGCTTATGGTTGGGTGATTAACAGCTTGGAGAGGGAAGGTAAATCCACCATGTTCTTGAGACTCGCAAGGATGCGCATTATTCAGAATAGCATTGCAAAGCTAAACAAGACTAGAGAGCTACTTAAGAAACATAAAGAGGAACGCGTACTAGTGTTCTGTGGTGTCACTAAGATAGCTGATGAGCTAGGCATTCCTTCCTATCACAGTAAAAAGACAGAGAAGGATATATTTGATAACTTTGCATCAGGAGAAGGTAATCATTTGGCTGTGGTGAAGATAGGTAACACAGGTGTTACGTACAAACCACTCAACCGTGTAATTATCAACTATTTTGATAGCAATGGTGAAAACCTAGCACAAAAGATTAACAGATGTATGGCTATGGAATATAATAATCCAGACAAGAAAGCCCAAATATACATTGTGTGTTCTACAGAAGATGTAGAAGCAAGTTGGCTAAAAAAAGCTCTAGAATTCTTTGATAAAAGCAAGATAAAATTTGCTTAATTAACATAGATTTCGTATCTTTACAGACATTAAATCACAAACTAAATTAAAGCACAATGTCAAGTAAACTCATTGGAATTGTGGGTCCTACAGGTACAGGTAAGTCTACCTCTATCAAGCATTTGGACCCAAAAGAAACGTACATTATTAACGTAGCGAAAAAAGAACTTCCGTTCAAAGGTGCAGACAAACTGTACAACACAGAGAAAAACAACTACATAGAAGTTGATGATGCACCAAAAATAACGAGAGGTCTGCGTAAAATCTCAGAAGAGTATCCTCACATTAAGAACATAGTGATTGAGGACAGCAATTACATCATGGGATTCAACCTTATGGAGAAAGCCACAGAGACAGGATTTACAAAGTTCACACTCATGGCTAGAGATATGGTGGATCTATTCAGAACTGCACGCAAATTGCGTGATGATTTAAAAGTGTTCTATTTCACCCATCCTGAAACAGTAGAAGATGGTGGGGAGATTATAGGATATAAGATTAAGACCGCAGGTAAGATGATTGATAGTCAGATTGGACTAGAAGGTTTGCTCACTATTTGTTTGTATACACATGTAGAGGAAACCAAAGATGGTACATCAAACTATTATTTCGTAACCAACAAGTTTAGAAAGTATCCTGCCAAGAGCCCAGATGGTATGTTCACCGAAATCAAGGTGCCAAACAACCTGAAGCTTGTATCAGATACAATAGACGAGTATTATAAATAAAGCACATATTAATTAACAATCAAAATTCAAAGCAATGATTCAAGGCGATCAAAGAGAACAGAAACAGGTACAAGAGTTTGCAAAAAAGGTAGGATTATTTGAGGCTGAAGTAGTAGCCATTAATCCCACAGCAGAAGAGTACAAGGAAGCATTAGACATAGAGCTTCCTGCAGAAAGTAAGGCCACAGAATATCTTGGCAAGAGCAGAGATGGTAATACGTATTTACGTGTTGACGTTTGGCTTAAAGATGTAAAGAGTGGTGACAAATTTAAAACTACGTTCTTCCTAGAGGATAAAGAGCGTGAGAATAAGGATGGCAGCAAGAAACAATATATCAATAACATTGGTAGATGTGCTTGGGCTGATGATGCAAACAACTTGGCTGATTGGTTTGCTAAACGTGACTATCGTGTAGCATATGTAGGAGAAGAAGAACTTTATGAATTCTTGCGCACCTGGTTAGGTAAGCTTGACTTCATGAAGGAAGACTCTGTTCTACAGGCTGATTGGAAGAAGTTGATGAAAGGTAATGTTAGTGAGTTGAAGAGTCAGGTGGATGGTGCTTATTGCACAAACATCGGTGCTCTTGCCACTGTTATTATGAAAGAGAAAGATGGTGAAAGCAAAGAGTATCAGGGCGTGTATAACAAGGCATTCTTGCCAGCTTATGCTCTGAAGAACTTCCGCCTCATCAACTATAATGATGCAACAGTACAGAGCGCACTTCGTGGTAAGAAGTTGAAAGACTTAAAACCACACGAGCGTTTTGTAATTAACGTGACAGGTGAGTATGGCTGTCGTGATTTCTATGTTCTCCGTGATCTAAAGGAGTATAACGCAGAAGATAACCTTGTGGCATCTGATGCAGTGCTCTCTGATGACGGTGATGATTTTTAAATTTCCCTCCTCCAATCATAGCCCTCGTTAGAGAAATCTAATGGGGGCTTAATTTTTTATTCTATGATAACAATCCCAGTAAGTGTAGGTGAGTTGATAGACAAATACACCATCCTACAAATAAAAAGAAACAAGGTGGGCCCTGATAAGCTCTCAAAGGTTCAACATGAGATAGAATCTCTCACTTCTTTAGTGGGTCCATTCATCATGATTGATAGCATAAGTAGCCTATATGAGGATTTGATAGGCGTAAACACTCAATTATGGGATGTGGAGGATGAACTTAGGAAGCTAGAGAAAGACAAATCATTTGGTGATAAGTTTATCGAGCTAGCCAGAGCTGTCTATTTTCTAAATGACAAGCGCTTTGAGACTAAGAATAAGATAAACATACTTACCAATTCAGATATTCAAGAAGTAAAACAGTATATTGACTACAAATGATTCAAGGAGATATCAAAGTGAGGCTCACACCTCAAGCTATTCTTCAGAAGATATCAGAGTATGACATATTTAGATTCTACATGCCAGACAAGTCTTGGAAGATTAACCAAGCTACGCTTTCACCATTCAGACAGGAGAGCAACCCATCCTTTATAATAGGCAATAAGAGGGGCTTTCTATCATTCATAGACTTTGGGGACACTTCTAAACGTGGAGATTGCTTTACGTTTGTAAAGATGTTGTTCAACCTGAGCACTATTGATGATGTCTTGAGGATGATAGACAAGGATTTTGGACTGGGATTCCTCCCAGGAACTTCTACAGAACGATATAAATCTATTCAGAAGGAATACAAACAACCAGAAGATCTAGGTAAGCGCTATTCTTTGATTCAGGTGGTTACACGCAGGTTCACACAAGAGGAACTTGACTATTGGAACCAATACTATCAAAGCTTGGACGATCTTAGAGCTAACAATGTTTATTCCATCAAGAAGCTCTATCTAAACAGGAAGCTGTTTCCTCTTAAAGAAACTGACCTCAGGTTTGGATATCTCTATGATGGCCACTGGAAGATATATCGTCCTTTTGGAGACAAGAAAAGCAAATGGGTGCCCAATAATGTTCCTATCACCGCTATGGATGGTAAAGAAGACATCACTAATTGTTCTGTAGCTTTCATAAACAAGAGCAAGAAGGATTATATGGTGATGAAAAAGGTTTTTCCATGCTGCTGTGCTGTTCAGAATGAGGGTGTAGCATGCTTCTCTGATGGGAATGTAGAATATCTAAAAGCCAACTCTGATAGACAAATCCTTTCTTTTGATGCAGATGAGGTGGGTGTTAAGAATAGTCAAATGATAACAAAGCTGTTTGATTTTGAGTATGCTAACGTCCCACGTAAGTATTTGTCAGAAGGTATTAAGGATTGGGCTGATTTAGCAAAAGAGCACGGCATACAAGTAATTGAAAACTATTTAAAACAGAAACAACTTTTATAAATTAAAAACACATGGAAACAAAAAAGTCCTACGTTGCAGCAAAAGATATTTTGTTGACAGCAGAAATTCCACAAGAAACAAAGACATATAAGCCTATTAGCCATCAGCAGCTAATCGATCTCACTCTAGAAAGCATACATCACGCAGGGTTTGAGTTAGATAAAGAAACATACAGCGCTGCTAGAGAAGGTAATGTAGCTAATGGTAGATATACAATCACTAATGTAGCAGATAGCGAGATGCAATTACAGATTGGCTGGCAGAATAGCTATGATAAGAGCATGAGCTTGAAGTTTGCTATTGGTACACGCATATTCATTTGTTCTAATGGTTGTGTATCAGGTGATTATGGTGCATTTAGAAAGAAGCATGTAGGAGAGATTCAAACATTCACTCCTACCGCTATTACAGAATATATCAAGCAAGCTGGTGATGCATTCCAGAAGATGCAATCAGACCGTGAGAACATGAAAGCTATTGAACTCACAAAACGTACAACAGCTGAGCTTATTGGTAGAATGATTATCGAGGAGAATATCATTGAGAGCACACAACTTAACATCATCAGAGGTCAGATAGAGAATCCATCTTTTGATTATGGTGCACCAGGTAGCTTGTGGGAGCTTTATCAGCACACTACTTATGCTATGAAGGAAGTACATCCCTCCCTTTGGATGAGAAATCATATCAACGCCCATACGTTCTTTGTGAATGAATCAGGCATTATGGTAGCTCCTACAGAGATTCAGGCTGTGCCTACAATCATGCAACTTGAACAATTAGAACTATTTTAATATGAAATGGGAGAAATTCGCTGACCAGTTCCATGAGAGCTGGCACATAAAGATGAAACCGTTTATTGAGAGCAATGAGTGTGATGCCATCTATGAGTTTCTCAAAAAGGAAGCAAAGAGGGGTAAGAAGATTGCCCCTCTTTCTTCTAATGTTTTCAGAGCATTTAAAGAAACATCACTAGATGATTTAAAAGTGGTTATGATAGGCATGTGTCCCTATCACACTATGAAGAATAGTGTGGCTGTAGCAGATGGTCTGCTTATGGGATGCTCTATCACAAATGCCCTGCAACCTTCATTAGAGCAGTTTTACGGTGCACTGGAGAGAGAACTACACAGTGGTCTCAATCTCAAATACATCAAAACGCCTGATGTTAGCTATCTAGCTAAGCAGGGAGTGCTAATGCTTAACGCTGCACTCACCACAGAAATTAACAAGGCAGGCTCACACATTGCTTTATGGGAACCGTTCACCAAATATCTATTTGAGCATGTGCTCGATACGTCTGGTGTTCCATTTATATTCCTAGGCAAAGATGCTGCTAAGTATGAACGTTATGTTCCACCATTCACATGGTCCTTCACCCTATCACACCCAGCTTCTGCAAGCTACAAGAATACAGATTGGGATACAGAGGGTGTGTTTGGTAAAGTGAGCCAGATTCTTAAAGAGAACAACAATTATCAAATCATGTGGCTATACGAAGAGCCACCGTTTTAAACCAACATTTATGGAAATTGATGTAACGCAATTACAGATAGGGGATGAGTTCCTCTACTCTATACAGGGAACTATTGCCAGGGCTAAAGTGATTAGACCCGTAGAACCAAAGAAAGTGCAACCAACGTATGGGACTCAGGGTAAAACCTTTTACAAATCAGTGAAATGTAAAGTGGCTATTAAAGAGACAACTTACACTCATACGTGGAATGGTAGAACAAACACATATACTAGAAAAGAATACAATGCGTCAGACAATTACACTGTTGAGAAGTTTATAGATCTCAATTACAGAAACATTTGGTTAATTAAAAGAGAAGACTAATGAGCACATTAAAAATTGGTAAACACCTTAACTTAGAAATAGGTGACTTTATTGTTATTGCTTGGGGCAATAGCTTAGATTATGGATGGTATTGTGGACAGGGTAGAGATAAATGCTCCTTGCAATATTATAGCCTATCAAGTCCTGGAGATTCGTTAAAGGAATTTGAACAATATGAAGCAGGAAATGAAACTGGTTGGAGGGTTGAAAAGTTTAAAAAACACGGATTCACTTCCAAATGTTTCTATAAGAGCTATCTGAACAGCTACTACGAAAACAGAATACTAAAGCCAGCTAATCCAGACGAGCTATTTACAAATCCAGAAAACATAGAAAAATACAACAAATCAAAAGAAGCACTAATCAGAATTAAATTCTTACAGAAATGATCTTAGAAAAACAAAAAGAAGCAATGATTCACCAGGAGGGTGAGTCGCAAGAGTCTATAGGTATGTCCCTTGACTTAGAATCAGCACAGGTGTTGATGCAAATGTTGAGTAAAAATTTGTATTCAGACGCTATTGGTTCTACTATCCGTGAGTGTGCATCAAATGCATTAGACTCACACCGCAGAGCTGGGATTGATAAACCCATTGTTGTTGCTCTGTGCAGGAATAAAGAAAGCAACTATGAGTTCTCTGTGGAGGATTTTGGTATTGGTCTTGATGCTGATGACGTAAAGAATATCATCAGTAAATATGGTAAGAGTACAAAGCGTAACAGCACTACAGAACTAGGCATGATGGGGCTAGGATTCAAAGCTCCGCTAGCGTATTCATCAAGCTTCTATTTTGTCTGTCGTAAGGATGGAACAGAACGCAAATATATGATGTACGAGGGTGAGGATGTCAACACTATTGACCTTTTATATGAAACACCCACAAATCAGCCTAATGGTGTCAAGGTGATTGTACCTATCAAATATTATGATAGGCACAGCTTTGAGAACAAGATTAAAGAGCAGCTGGCTTATTTTGAAAGTGTCTACTTTGATGTAGATAGTATTAATAATGACTTTGTAATTACACGCCATGAATTCTTCCAATTTTCGGAACTTGCTAGTAATAATTATATGCATCTGTGTCTGGATAATGTCTATTATCCTATTGACTTTGATAAACTGGGCATTGATACGCTCCGTCTTCCAGTGGCTCTTA